AGATTTTCTCCAAAATCGTAACTGAATACGAAATTAAATATTGTGCGTAGAAGAAAGGAAGTGAAATAGATAATGTCAGAAAAAGAAAAAAAAATCGTAGAAAAGCTGAAAGAAGCAATTCCTAAGATGTCGGAATTTGATAAAGGCTACATTCTTGGGAAAGTCGAAGGAATGACAAGTGAGAAAGAAGCAGAAGAAGAGTGTTCTGAACAGGAGGATGCAAGTTGAAACCAGATAACGAAACAATAATCCGTTTTAAAAACGGTCGCATATTGCATCTACCATACGAAGCGTACGATAAAATAGCTTTTTACGGCGAAGGAGTTACAGAAATTCGATGGAATACTGGAAATTCTCAGACTGAAATTCAGTTAAAACAGGAAGATGTACTCTACATCGCTAGGACAACGCAGAACACACTTGACAGCAAAAATTATACCACAGGGGAGAGAATAAAAGAAAATAGGGAGGAAAAACAATGATTAAATTTGAAAACGGATTAGTTAATATTTCTGGTAAAGGGATTGATATTCTTTCAGAGTATGCAGTTATCACCCATGAAATTAAAAAGATGTTCGCAAAAAATGGTGGAGAAGAGAAAGAAATAAAAGAGCAGCTTAGACATTCATTTGAGTATGGCCTTATGAACGAGGAAGAACTTGATAAAGAAATCAAGGAAACTTCCAAACAGATAGATGCAATTATTCCGTTTATTTCGCATCTGAAAGAAATGCTTAAATAATTTGGAGCAAAAGATAAGGAGGACTAATCATGGGAGAAACTAAGAGCACAGATTATATTCCAGAGAACGCCAATGAAGAATATGCACTTCTGGTTGGAAGATTAAAGGCATTTGAAGCTTGGGCGAATAGCGTGAAAGATTATGATTTCACAAAGGACATGGCATTTAGAATGCTTGGGCTTGATGTAGAAGAATCGAAGGAGGAAAAGGAAAAATGAAATGTTTTAAAGGCTTTGACAAAGATTTAAAGTGTAGAGATTTCCAGTATGAAATTGGAAAAGAATACACAGAAGAAAAAGCAGACATTTGTAATTGTGAATTCCATGCTTGCGAATTCCCGATGGATGTATTCAATTATTATCCACCTTCAGATTCCAGATATTGCGAAGTGGAGCTTGAAGCGAATAATCAGAAATCATCTGATGATAGCAAGAGAGTTGGGAAGAAAATTTCCGTGAAAGCAGAAATTGGAATTGCTGGAATTATCAAAGCTGGCGTTGAATACATCAAAGAGCAAGTTAATTGGGAAGACGATAAGGCAACCAATACCGGAGATCAGTCAGCGGCAACCAATACCGGATATCAGTCAGCGGCAACCAATACCGGATATCGGTCAGCGGCAACCAATACCGGAAATCGGTCGGCGGCAACCAATACCGGATATCAGTCAGCGGCAACCAATACCGGAGATCAGTCAGCGGCAACCAATACCGGAAATTGGTCAGCGGCAACCAATACCGGAAATCGGTCGGCGGCAACCAATACCGGAGATCAGTCAGCGGCAACCAATACCGGAAATTGGTCAGCGGCAATTGTAGAAGGAAAAGAAAGTATTGCATTAGCTACAGGAATTGATTCAAAAGCTAAAGGAAAAATTGGATGTTTTATTGTTTTAGCAGAGTGGAAAGAAATTGATAATGAATATCATATTGTAGACGTTAAGTCCGCAAAAGTAGATGGGAAAAATATCAAGGAAGATACTTTCTATACGCTGAAAGATGGGAAATTCGTAGAAGTAGGTTAAGTTGTCCTGGAAGGTGCTGACACACCAACCAGGACGGTATCTAACTAAGAACGAGTTAGTTAAATACAGGATTATTATAACACAACCTCCTGTATTTGACAAACAAAAATATAACAGGAGGACTTTTTATGCAAAAAAATGGCGAAAATCAGCCACTTTCCAGTGAAATCATTGCCGATCTGGAAGAAAAGCTGATGGCAAGAAATGTAATTATCGCTATTCTGGCAACTGCACTTGCAGTAACCACATCCAGAAGAAAGTGAGGACAAAATGAAAGAGGTGGTAAAGACAATAGGAGAAATATTTGTAGGAATAGGGATGTTTACAGTAATCTTCTCAATCACATGGATGTTTACATCATTTGATGCTATCGGGGTGTTCTTTGTATCAACAGTCTTATTCTCAATGGTGTTTCTTCCTATTATATTAGAAATGGAGGAAAAGTAAATGCAAAGATTAAATAAAGTAAGATTATCCGGCAGAGCTGGGGAAATAGTGTTCAGCCACGAACATTACGGAAGATACTATTACAAATTTATGCTGACAGTCATTCGCAGAAGCGGTGCAGTGGATATGTTTCCAATAGTCATAGAAGATTCCATTGTACGTGACAGCAATTACAACGGAAAAGAAATTGTGGTAACAGGAGCAATCAGAAGCATGGACACTTCTAAAAATCCAAATAAGCACCACAATGTTAATTATATCGCAGCTGATGAAGTGGAAATCCTAGATGAACAGGTTCCAGATGGCGATATAAACAAAGCAGAGTTTATTGCCAGAAGTTGCACGAAAGAGCCATATGCAAAACTTACATCAGTAACGCACAGAAAAGTTTCAAATCTTTTTGTAGCAATTCCAAGAGAGTATTCAGAAAGAGCGGATTTTATTCGCTGTACTTTATGGGGAAAAGGTGCTGATCTGGCGGTAGAGGTTAAAAGAAATGATTACATTAAAGTATCTGGCAGATTAATGAGCCGTGATGTTTATGTTAATGGGGAAGAAACGGAAACAGTATATGAGATTTCCGTAAAAGAAATGGAGAAATTGGAGGATGAAGAATAATAAGAATGAAGTTCAGATATTTGGCGTAATAATGGATATTCAGCCAGGAACGTTTTTCAAGGACGGAGAAAAATTCGTAAGATTCTATATTGGTGCAAAGCGTACCAGCGGGAACGTAGATTTACTTCCGGTAATTGTTGAAGAAAAGCAGACGGAGGGCTTAAAGATTGGAAAATACGTCTACGTTGAAGGGAGATACAGTTCTTCAAACAAACATGAAAGTGGAAAGTCACATTTGATTCTTGAAATCAAAGCGGAAACAATCTGGTGTGGAGATGGTGATGGGAGCGCAGAAGGTGAAAACAAAATCATTCTGGAAGGTTATCTTTGCAAGCCGCCTATTTACCGCAAAACACCAATAGGAAAAGAAATCTGTGATTTGATGATTGCTTGCAACGAATATGACTTACGAAGAACAGATTATATCCCATGTATAGCATGGTGGAAGGAAGCCAGAGAAGCTGATGATTTCAAGGTTGGAGATTTCGTAAAAATAATCGGAAGAATCCAGAGCCGGATTTATCATAAAAAATTATCTGGTGATGAAGTAGAGCTTAGAACTGCATATGAGGTATCAATAGGGAGGATAATCGAGCATGAAAGTGGAAGTGAAAAAGATTTCGTTGGAGAATTACAAGAAGTTTTCAAGTAAGTCTGTAGATTTGTTTCCAAGAACAGAGATTTCTGGCAGAAACAGAGAAGGAAAATCCACGTTGCAGGACGCATATTTGGATGTTCTGACAGGAAAGATGGCAAATGGTACAGAACCGAATTCTATTCGTAGAAAAGAAAATGGTGTAGAAGTGCCAAAGGTTGATGTTGTAAGAGAACTTACACTTTCGATTGATGGAAAAGAAAAAGTGATCCGCAAAATCACAAAACAGAAGTGGAGAAAACCAAGGGGACAGTCCAAAGAGGTATTCGATGGAAATGAAACTTCTTATGAAATTGACGGATTCCCGGCTAAATCAAAGGATTACACCGAGTTCATCCAGTCAATAGCAGAACCTTCAACGCTTCTGATATGCAGTAATCCAAAACCATTTCTGGACACATTGCAGAAGTCAACCGCAGAAGCCAGAAAGGTTCTGGAAAAAATGTCTGGTTTTGATCTAGCACAGTTTATGACCGACAATCCACAGTACGCTCATGTGGAAGAAATTACAAAAGGACATTCCGTAGAAGATACCTTGAAGAAGCTCCGAAAGGAACTGAATGCACAGAAGAAAAAGGTGGATGCCAAAAACACGGAGATTGCATATGAAACCAATCGAAGCGTTGAAGCAGAAGATACTTCCTCCATAGAATCCCAAAAACAGGAGCTTAATGCGGAACTTTCCAAACTGGAAGAACAGGAACGGATTCTTGAAGATTCAGCAAAAGGCTATGACAGTCTTTCATATGAAATCCGTGGTTTGAAATCTTCCAGGGACGGTCTGGTTAGCAAGGCGAATGAATGGTTAAGAGCCAGACAAAAATTTATTTCTGATACAGTTTCCGAACTTATGTTAAAAAAATCAGAAAAGGAATCAAGCATTCGTATTATTGGAATGGAACTGGGCAACCACATAAGGGAAGCACAACAGGCAAAAGCTGACTTGGATAGAGCCAGACAGGACTATCCGAGAATCAAAGAAATGGAGTGGGATGATTCTGAACTGAAAGCTATTGAAGCTGAAACATTCAATGATTCTGATACCATTTGCCCGACCTGTGGACAGGAACTGCCAGATGAACAGATTGCCGAATTGAGAGCTTCCTTTGAAGAAAAAAAGAAAGCCAGAATTGAAGCACAGTTGAAAGTAAAAGAATCCTTTGAATCGGAGAAGCAGGAAAAGCTTAAATATGTCTGCGACCTTGGAAATACTTCCGCTGCAAAATTAAAGAAAACTAACGAGGAAATCAACAAATTGCAGTCGGAAATCAGTGCGGCACAGGATGAAGTTTCTGAACTCACTAAGCAGATTAAGGAAGAACAGTCCAAATTTACGGAGCTTCCAGAATCTGTAGATATGACAAATGATGAAGAATATCTTGCGGTTACAGCGAGAATTGCAGAACTTGAAGAGAAACTGAAATCATTTGATGATGTTCCTGGAAAGAAACAGGAATTGAGAATTCAGATCAGCAATGTTATGAAACAGATTTCCAATGTGGATGCAGATATTAAGATTGCACAGGCAGCAGTCACAGAGAAAGAAAAGCGAGTAGCCGAACTGAATGAGGAACTGAAAAGCCTTGGACAGGTACAAGCTGATATTGAAAAGAACATCGACACCGTTCTCAACTTCTCAATTCAGAAAAATAAGGCACTGGCAGAGAAAATCAATCCATACTTTAAACATTTCCAGTTCAGTTTCCTTGATTACACGATTGATGGGAACCCAGTGGAGACTTGCAAGATGATCTGTAATGGAGTGAATTACTTTGATGGTTTGAATTATTCTGACAAAATCTTGTGCGACATTGATTTGCTTAGAGGTTTACAGGCTTTGAACGATTTGAATTTGCCGATTTTTGTTGACAATAGCGAGAGCGTAAACGCAACCAGACTTCCTAGGGTTGAACAGCAAATGATTGTCCTAAGAGTGACGGATGATGATTTGAGAGTGAAAAGAATCTAAATAAAAAATCAAAAAGCATAGGTGTCGTTGCATGGCAATGAAAGTTGCCATTATACCGAAATATATGATTATAAAGAACGGAAAATCAGAGAACAAGACAATACAGAACATCTTTCATTGCTATACACAGGCACCTATGCAGAAACAGGAGGGGAAAATGCTAAAGTTCAAAGCTGGAGTAAATATTATCGCCAAAGGAGGTTTAATACCGATTAAGTTTGCTGAGCATTACATTGACGAAAAACTAATGTCACCAAAGAAAGGAAAACCTGTTCTTGTACATTTAAACAGATTTACCGGATGGTCAGCAGAAATCGAACTTGCATATGTAGATAATATTTATTCCATTGAGCAGATCGTTAATATTATTCAGCTTGCAGGATTTGGATGTGGCATCGGGTCTGGCAGAACAAGCGGTTATGGAAGATTCCACGTAGAGTAAATAAAAAATCGGTGGCATATGAATCCGGGTGAATGCCCGGAAAGCACAACAGGGAAAAATAAAACAGTTAATGAAAGAACAGGAAATTACAATTCAACATAGGACAAATTATTTCATCCTGTTTCATATGCCACTGAGCATATAAATAAAGAAAAGGAGAATTAAAATGGCAGAAAACACACAAGTAGCAACATTTAACACACAGCTTTCCTACTATACAAATCGGTATGTTGATTTAATGGAAAGAGATTTGACTTCAAGAGGAATGGAATTTGATTCCTACTCAAAAGATTGCGTAGTAGCGGCAATGGGATCTATTTTCCAGATGGTGCATGAGAGCGGAGTAAGTTTTGAGGCAATAAATGGCTCCAACCTTAAATTCATTCTGAGCAAAGTAGCAGCATTGAAACTGAATGCAAATGCACAGCCGAGAGAGTGTTATTTCCAAATCAGAAACGTAAACATAGCGGCGAAAGGGCAGAAACCTCAGTGGGAGAAGAAAATCGAATTTGCGATTGAGGGCGATGGAAATGACGCTCTTGTAAGTAGATATGGTGTCGATGTAGCTAAAGTATTCCCGTACTGGAAAGTCAGAGAAGGTGATAAGTATATCCCACCAAGACATAAGGGTGTGGAAATCACACCGCCAGAATGGGAAGAGTCTGGTGTAGGTAAGGTAGTGCGTATCGTATATCCGATTCAGTATAAGGACGGACATATTGAATATCTTTCTTGCGAAAGAGCAGATGTACTGAAGAATCTTGCAGCACACATCAAGAATAATCTCCAGAATGAAACGTTTGGAATTTGTGCGGACAGATATAAAGCTACAGATTCGCAGAAAGCTCAAATTGAAGAAAAGAAGAAAGAGATCATGAAAAAGGTCGCTGACATTGGAGAACTGGAAGCAATCATTGATTGTGAGGAATTAAGACCGTATATTTCACCGTCTTATTATGAAACACAATCCAGAGAATCAATGATTATTCGTAAGATGCGAAACAACATTATGAAGTCTATTCCTAAGAGATGGGACAATCCAGTGCAGGCTTACGAATACAACATGATGGATGCCACATACAGAGAAGTACAGGAAGAAATCGAGCAGAACGCCAATTCAGAAGAATTTATCCCAGACGAGCCAGCGGAAATCGAAGAACAGCCTAAACATCCAACAGTCGCAGAAGTTGTAAAGACCGCCGAGAAAGAACAAGTTCCGGCAGCAGAGCCAGTGGAAACAGAAATTCCGTCATTTATGAGCCAGGAGGAAATGTAGGATGGCAGCTCACACAATTGTGCTTATTATTTTACTTTCAATAGCACTTTTGGGATGGATAGTAACTTTTATTCGAAAAAATGAATACAATCGAACCAATTTAATTATTCTTTTAAATGTTATTACATATGTGGTACTCATTATAATCCGACTTACAATGTAAAAGGAGAGCCAAAATGAAGCATAAATGTATTAAGACAGCAGTATTAATCACAGGGGTTACAGCAATCACAATGTTTAGCGGTTGTTCTTCCTGTAGTAGATCATTGAAATCACTATCCAGTGATATTGACGGTGGTTTGAATCGTACCGTAACTGTTTACGATTACAACGGTGGTAAAATCAAGTCCTGGTCTGGAAAGTTTGATGTTTCCGAATCCGAGAACGAAGTTTACTTTGATGATTCGGACGGAAAGAGAGTTATTATCCACGGCGGTATTGTAGTGAATGAGGAAAACTAGGAGGGATAATAGTTATGAATGAAATTTTAAAGAAAGCAAAAGAACTGGTTGAACTTTTTAGAGAAGCAGGGGAAAATCAAATTATCAGAGTTGAAACCTGGTGATGTATTTCAAACTACAGGTAAAAGAAAATACAAAGTGCTGGAACAGTATGAAAACACCACCAAGATAGTTTCTTTTGACCTTGTAAAAGAAAATGTAAAATTCGGGGATAATGCAGATTATTTAGAGTCTGAATTAAAAGAACTTTGTGACACGGAAATTTTAGCGAATTTTGAAGAGGAATTTGGTGCGGAGAATATTGAAACACATGAAGCAGATCTTATTACGGTCGACGGTCAGAATACAGGCGTTTCGGTGAAATGTAAAATCAGACCTCTTACATTTGATGAAGCAAGAAAATATACGGAATTGACTCCGAACAAAAAACTTAATGACTGGTATTGGACATGTACATCTTGGTCAACAAAAGAACGCGGATGGAGTAGCGTAGCCGTTGTTTCCTCCTCGGGTAACGTCAACAACAATAACTGTAACAATGACTACGGTGTTCACCCAACCTGTATCACAGGCAGACAGAGTAAGCAGAAAGCTGAAATCCGAATAGATACAAGCAAATGCATAACCTTTCCGCAATGGATAAATATAAAGGAACAAAATAAATGGATAAAGAAATTGTGGCAAATTTTGAAAACTTGTATTCATCTTACAAACGAGTTAAGGCAGATAAGAAATTCAATTCCGGCACTGCCAGGTTTTCTATTATGGCGTTGGAAGGAATCCAAACATTGAAGGAACAATTGGAAAATCAAACGTATTCCATAGCACCGTATAATAAATTCAAAATATATGAGCCGAAAGAACGCATCATAGAATCGTGTTCTTTCAAAGACAAGACGGTACAGAGATGCTTTTCAGACTACATTCTTACGCCGAAATTAAATAATATTTTTATAAAATGGAACACAGCAGGACAAATCGGAAAAGGTCATTATATGGCAATGGATGGTCTGCGAGATCATATGTTGGAATTTTACAGTAAAAATGGTTTAAATGGCTGGATTGTAAAATGCGATATTCGTAAATATTTTTACAGCATAGATCATGAAATCATGAAAGACGTGGTGGATTACTATTTTGATGATGAATTTACAGTATGGTTAAATCATCTATTTATTGACAGCACCGAAAATCCAGGACTTCCGCTTGGAAATCAAGTTAATCAGAAATACGCATTGTTGTTACTGCATTCACTGGATCAAATGATAACAATTGAATACGGAATACAGCATTACGGAAGGTATAACGATTATTTCTATGTGATTTGTAAAAGTAAAGAAGAAGCCAGAGAAATACTTGAAGCTATCCAACTCATGGTTGAAAGCCTTAAATTAGAATTGAATACCAAATCACAGATTGTGCCATTTAAAATGGGATTGTGCTATCTTGGCTTTCACCATTATGTAACCTCCGATGGGAAATATATTAGAAAACTTCGAGGAGATAAAAAAAGAAAAACACACAGGAAGATTCGAAATTGGATTAGAGCTGTGAATAATGGCGAAATGACAGAAGAAAAATTTCAAGAAAAATATAATGCGTGTAAAAACAATATGCTGCATGGGAATTGTATTAAATTATGCCACAGCATGGATTTGGATGTTAAGAAAAGAATGAAAAGAGGTGATGAAAAATGTTCATGCGAGTAGTAAACACAGGAAGTACCCATGGAAACTGCTATGTTCTGAAATCAAACACAGGAGAAATACTTCTTCTGGACTGCGGATGCAGATACAAAGACATTCTAAAGGCTATTGACTACAGAACAAGTGATGTTTCTGGTGTATTGCTTAGTCATGAGCATGGAGATCACATCAAATCATTTCGGGAACTGATGAATGCTGGTATTCAGATTTACACCAATGATGAAACCGTGGAACATCTGCAAATCATCACCGGCGAATTAATGAAAGGCGTTCCAGAGAAAAGATCGTTTCTGGTTGGTTCGTTTACAGTAATACCGTTCTATTTGCCGCATACTACAAGGGATAAGGACACAGGGCAACTTATTCAATGTTTCAATTATGGGTATATCGTGGAACATGAAGAAATGGGAAAGTTGTTGTACATGACTGACTTTGAATACTGCAAGTACAACTTCAAGGCAATGCGATTGAATCACTTGGTTATTGAGTGCAACTATTGTGGAGAATTGGTTGACAAAACAGCCGAAAATTACACGCACAGGCTTAAAGGGCATTGTTCCTTAGATACTTGCAAAAGCCTAGTAAATACAAACCATACGGCGGCATTACGGACGGTAACATTGGTGCATTTGAGTAATGAAGCAGCTGACCCGGAACAGATTCTGAAGGAGATAAAAGAAGCGGTGGTTTGGGATGATGCACTGGTTCAGATTGCAACACCTGGACTGGAAATTAACTTGGACTTATGTCCGTTTTGAAAGGAGAAATATGAAATTCAAAGTAAATACTAAAAGAACTATTTTTGAGTTAAAAGACAGCTCTCTTAAAATTGCGATTCATAAAATAATCGGCGTTGGTGATGACTGGTTTCTTAGCTGCCGATGGATGGGAATAGAAGACTACTGCCTTGACACTGAGGACTTTGAAGAAGCAGTTAAAAGAGCACAAAAAGTTATTTCCGAAAAAGTTTCTTCTATCGTTAAAGAGTCAGATAAATTTTGCAACGATAAAGAAATTGAGATTGATAAGTATTAAAGGAGGCATCTAATGAGCGTATTCAGTGTACCAGTAACAATTGGCATTAACGAGGAAGAAATTGCACAGGAAATCCGTAAAAATGTTGAGGACAGGGTAGTTGAAAAGATTACTAAAGAAATCAAAGGAGTTATTTATAAAAAAGAGTTATATGGTAGTAGAGAAACCAATGAGCCGTTGCGTAGGATGATACATTCTCATATTTCCGAGATACTAGAAAAGAACGAAAGCGTGATCGTGCAGGAAGCAGCAAAATCCTTGGCAGATAAGATGATTAAAACCAAGGCTGTGAAAGAAGCAATAAAAGAAACTATTGAGAAAGTCAAGGAGGATTAGCTATGGGAAATATGATGAGTTTAAATATCAGTGACGATGTAATAAAAGCAGCAATACAGGAAGAAGTTCATGCCGGAATCGTAAAGGCATTAGGCGAACCATCTGTTATTGTTCGTGATGCAATAAAAACAATGACGAATAAATATGTTAATGAACGTGGCGAATTTGTAGGTAAAGACAATTGGAGAGCAAAACCATATTTTGATTGGCTCGCAGAAGATATTGTAAAAACCACAGTAAAGGAGGAAATTGAAAAATATGTAAATGAAAATCGTGAGGAATTTGCAGAAGTAATAAGAAAGCAGTTAAAAAGTGCAGATTTCATAAAGAGCATTACTACTTCTTTCTTACAGGCTGTCGTTAAAAATACAGAATCCGAATGGAAAATGCCGATTAGTATTTCATTTGAAAAGCCAAAGGAGGATAGTTATTAATGAAAATCTTCTTAAAAACACTTGATAAACTGAAAAAGTCAGAACCTTCTGAACAGGAATGCAAGTACGATAAAGGATGGAATGATGCAATCAAGAAAGTTGAAGAATTGATTTTTTCCTACAGTCCTGCGGATATGTGGATTCCAACAGAAGTGAAGTTACCACCGGAACCAAACAAGGAAGAAAACCCGGGAGATTGGAAAGAATATGCAGTTACAATTGATGGAGCTGTTCTTCCAACAAGTCTTACTTATTTAGGAGACGGCGAATGGGGAAGCGTAGAAGCGTATGGGTTTGCGTATTACCCAGTCATTGCATGGCAACCAATGCCACCAGCTTACAAACCAGGGAGGTAATACCATTGGAAATAACAATCGGAATTTGTGCAGAGGAAATCAAAGAAATCATCATGGAGCATATAAAAACAAAAGGATTCAATGTAACAGAAGATGATATTTCCTTTGTTATAGGGAAAGAAGAAATTGTAACAGGGAATACAAAGAAAATCAAACACGCACTTATTAGATGCGACATTCAGATTGAGAGGTGATAAATTGTGAATATTGTTATTCTTTCTGGAAGATTAACCGCTGACCCAGATATCAGAATGGGAACGAATGACACCAAAATTGCAAGATATATTTTGGCTGTCGAGAGAAGAGTGAAAAAGAATACAGAAAGAAAATCAGACTTTATCGCTTGCGTATGTCTTGGAAAAAATGCAGAATTCGCAGAGAAATATCTTAAAAAAGGCACGAAAGTAAATGTGCGTGGAGAATGGCAGACTGGAAACTATACGAACAAAAATGGCGAAAAAGTCTACTCAAATGATTGCCTTGTTGCAGAACATGAATTTGCAGAGAGAAAAAGCCAGTCACCACAAACACAGGAAACAGATACACGACCAGTACCACCGCCAGAACCTAGTTTCATGGATGTGCCGGATTTAGGCGGTATGGAAGATGAATTTCCGTTTAGTTAAGGAGATGAAATGAAAGACTTAATTATAGATTGCTTTGCCGGGGGCGGCGGCGCATCAGTAGGCATTGAAATGGCACTTGGTAGACCTGTAGACATAGCAATTAACCATGATCCAGATGCAATTCTAATGCACAAGACTAATCATCCCGGAACGCTACATCTGACAGAAGATATTTTCAAAGTAGATTTGCAGAAATATGTCGGAAATCAGCACGTAGCATTGATGTGGGCTTCTCCAGACTGTACAAGCCATTCAAAAGCAAAAGGCGGTCAGCCAAGAAAACATGGGCTTCGCATTCTTCCATGGGCAGTGTATAAACACGCTAAAGCAATTCTTCCAGATGTAATCATTATGGAAAATGTGGAAGAAATACAGCAATGGGGGCCACTTGATGATAAAGGACATCCAATAAAAGAAAAAGCCGGGGAAGATTACCGAAAATTTATTTCAGCAATGGAAAATATCGGTTATGAATTTGACAGTCAAGAACTGGTAGCTGCGGATTACGGAGCGCCAACTACAAGAAAACGTTGGTATGCGGTGTTTCGTAGGGATGGAAAGCAGATAATATGGCCAAAGCCTACTCATAATCGTTTTGGTACAGACGGTCTGAAACCATATGAGCAGTGTGGAGACTACATTGATTGGTCGGACTTAGGAAAAAGTATATTTGACCGCCAGAAACCATTGGCAGAAGCAACACAGAAACGCATTGCAAATGGAATCAAGAAATATATCGTTGATAATCCAGAGCCATACATTGTAAGGAACAAGAATGCACTGGCGTTTATCATTCAGTATCATGGAGAAACCAGAAAAGGGGATTCCAGAGGACAATTGCTGACTGAACCAATTAAGACTATTGATACTTCAAACAGATATGGTCTCGTGACAGCTTTTATCACGAAATATTACAAGACTGGAATCGGTCAAGGCTGTGATGAGCCATTGCATACAATAACCACATCGCCCGGTCACTTCGGGGTAATATCTGCTTTTCTGGTTAAATATTATGGGACGGGATGCGGACAGGTATTGAATGAACCGCTTGGAACCATTACAACAAAAGACAGGTTTGGACTGGTAAATGTCCTGGTCGATATCCATGGAGAGAAATATATCATATCAGATATTTTTCTAAGAATGTTAAAGCCAGAAGAATTAAAGGTAATGCAAGGGTTTCCGAAAGATTACATAATTGACCGAGACTACAAGTGGAGAAATTACCCGATTGCGAAACAAGTAGCAAGAATCGGAAATAGTGTGGTTCCGGTTATGGCAGAAGCACTTGTGAAAGCAAATTGTCCGTATCTGAAAATTGGAGAACGCAAAGTTGCACCGATGATTTATATGCAGAATAATGGACAGGTAGCGTTTGGATAAAAGGAGTGATAAAATGGTACAAACAGGACAGATTATTTATTTTAGCAATCAGAAAATGATGTGCTTTGATGTTGAATCCATTGAGGATATTACTGAACCACCAGAACAAATAGAAACTACATCGGTTTATGGCGAGACAAGAACGTATGCGCCGGCAATAATGAATCCAACAACTCTTTACGTTACTGGAAAGGAAATTGTAAAACTTGACCCAACAACCATGAAACGTATTGCCAGATACAATCTTGAAGAAGAGAACGCAGCGCTGCTTAAAGAAATCGAAGAACGTAAAAAGGTAATTGCAAATCTTGAGCAAAAAGAAGATGTTTTACACGACAGGTATAGAAAAGCAATAGCTACATTTAAAGAAATAATGGAAAATGGTTGCTATGATGATGGCGAAGATGAGGATGAAGATGAATGGAAGTGATTAAATGAAACCAGTTTTAGAAACAAAATCTACATACAAAGGTTATTCATATGTAGTCCTGTTTATGCCTGGAGCATACAGATGCGGATATGTTGGAGTGCCTTACAACCATAAGTTAGCAAAGAAAAGTGTTGATGATTTAGGTTATCTTGACTGTCATGGTGGAGTTACTTATTCAGAACCATTTCTACACGATTGTGACGATGATGATATATGGTGGATTGGATTTGACTGCGCTCATTGTTTCGATGGTTATGATATTGAGACAGCAGAACAGTATTTCGGGGAAGAACCAGGCTTCAAAAAAATGCTTAAAATAATGGGAGATTGCTGGCGAGAATTAAATAAAGATCCAGATTGCAAAATTCGTTCACTTGCCTATGTTAAAGATGAATGCAAGAAACTAATTGACCAGATTGAAAAAGGGTGATTCCGGTTGGATTATAAAAAACTTAGACAGGCAAAAGCTATTGAAGCAACGAACAGAAAAAGGCTTCTAAAAATCAATCCGAAACTTGACGATGGGAGCGGAATATATTTTTTAACCAGAACTGATGAAAATAAAATCCCATACTTTTATATAGGTCAGGCGGTACATATAATTCAGAGGATGTGTTCACACCTTACTGGGTATCAGCACATTGATTTATCAATAAAGAAAAGGGGATTTTACAGCGAAGAAAATCCTTTTGGGTGGAAAATAAATTTTATCCATTATCCTGTCGAACAGCTTGATAAAATGGAACAATACTGGATATTGGAGTACACCAAAAAAGGATATCAATGCAGATATAATAAAACCTCTGGGAGCCAAGGAGAAGGAAAAGAAAAAATCAATGAATTTCGCCCAGCAAAAGGTTATAGAGATGGACTTCAACAAGGCAAGAAAACCCTTGCAAGAGAATTAAAACACATCATTGATACTCACTTAAACGTATCAATCAGACCAGAAAAAGCAAATAACAAAGTATCTATTAAGGCGTTGGAAAAATTCAACGACTTACTCAATGAAGAAAATTATCACTGATTCTAACACACCAGTAGTTCTACTGGCTAAATTCAAAAGATAAAAAATAAAAAATGAATAGAGGTGAGTTTTGTGTCAGAAAACACAAACGAATGTGTAATTGAGTGGATTCCCGGAAGAGATTATGTAGGGGTTACTGCTAAGAACGGAAGTTCCTGGAAGAACAGATGTGAGGAATTAGAAAAGGAATTTCCAGATGATGTGAAAATTCTTGCCAGAAATAATGATGGATCTATTTTCGCTCACTTGCCGTATTCCTACATTAAAATCAATCCACCAAGAAAATATTCCGATGAAACAAAGAAGAAAGCTGCGGAAAGATTAAATAAAATGCGTGAAGAAAAAAGTAATACTGCGGCAGATGAGCCGTTTTGCGTATGAATTACCGTCAGAGGAAATATAATGAGGGACAATCTGCCAGAAACGATATTTACAGATTTCTGGTGGAGTATTTTGAGAAACACGGATATATGCCTTCTTACGAAGAAATCATGGATGGGACAGACCTCACAAAATGCACTGTCCAGAGACATATGCGGCAATTGGAGATGGATTCTCTGATTGCCACAGAACATCCGGGAATATCGAGAGCATACCGTTTGACGGAATACAGATACGAAAGGGAAAAATATGGGAAGCAAATTAAAGATGAAAGCACCAAAGAAAAATAGGGTGCTGGCTTGTGACAATCAAATGTCACAGGCATTCGCCAGAGCCATGCAGAACTCACGTAAAGAGTTGGAAATCATGCAAGATCAAGCCTATAACGATGGATTCAATACTGGTGATGACTGGGCGAATACGATCAATTCCGTAACTATGATGTTGGCATTAAGAAAACTGCATGGATTTTCAACCAAAAGGCTTTTAGACGTAATCAATTGTGCAAATGAGTTTGTGGGACAAGCGAACCGTGGCGAAAGAAGCTTTATGAGCATGATTGAGGAATTGGAATCTGAAACAGATGTAAGAATCCCAGATTTGAATAAAGAATTGGTTAGAAGATTTGGAGTGTAAATATTATGGATTTAGAACAAAAAGCAATTGAAAGAATCCGGCTTGCGTCTGATCTCTCGTTGAAACATTATAACAAACCACTTGTATGTGAGTATTCCGGCGGAAAGGATTCAGATGTGCTTCTTGAACTATTCAGAATGTCTGGAATCCCGTTTGAAGTACATAACTCACATACCACTGTTGATGCACCGCAGACAGTAAGGCATATCAAGAATACGTTTTCTGAATTGACGGACAAAGGCATCAAATGCGAGATTGATTATCATGTGCAGGAAAACGGCAACCGTCTTACAATGTGGAATCTTATTCCAAGAAAACTAATGCCACCTACCAGAATTGTTCGGTATTGCTGTTCAGAACTGAAAGAAGGTGGGAATCCTAACAGAATGATTGCAACAGGCGTTAGATGGTCTGAAAGTAGCAAGAGAAGTAATAGAAGCCCATTTGAAGTATTAGGACAGACAGCAAGCAAAAGTATCGGCGTTTCTGACGAAAAAATGCTTATCACCGATAATGATAATACTCGAAGGTTGTTTGAAAATTGCCAGATGAAAGCAAAGACAGTAGTTAATCCAATTATTGACTGGACAGATCAAAATATCTGGCAGTTCATTGGTGAAAAAGATATTCAGGTATGTGAGCTGTACCAATGCGGATATAATAGGTTAGGTTGCTTAGGCTGTCCGCTTGCATCGAAGAAGCAGAGGGAAAAGGAAATGTATGATTTCCCAAAATACAAGCAAGCCTATATACGTGCTTTTGACAGAATGATTGAGGAACGCCGGAGACGTGGAAAAGATACGAAGTGGAGTTGCGGCGAAGAAGTTTATCTATGGTGGATGCAAGATAACAACGTAGTTGGTCAGATGGAATTATCTGATTTTATTGAGTATTAAAATCATGTACCAACTGCACAATAGCGTGCCAGTTGCTTACATGGGGAAAGTGAGGATGAAAATGAGTGAAATTAAATTCAGCGATGGAATGCCAGAAAGAGAAAGACGTTCCAGCACAAGCATTTATCCAGAAGAATTTTTGGATAAAAAATGCGGTGGCTGTGTAAGATGCGAGCCAAGAAAAAGAAAAGGCGAAACAGGATATCGTTGCATAATACAGCCGTACACCAAAGACATTTCACCGGAAGATAAAGCTTGTGTCATTTACTGGGACAAAGAAGAGGAAAAGAAGTACCAAGCGTTAAAGACGCAGGACGAAGAAAACCGAAGAAAAGAACTCTGGAACATCTATTCAAAGCGAAAACCAATCAAACTCCCTATCATAAATGATGGTTACGGAATAATTCCAGAATGCCCTCTTTGTGGAGAAATGCCATATAGCACTGAACAATGCCACTGGTGTGGTCAGAGGTTTATTCAAGATAAAGAAGTAGAAGAATACGAAAAACCACTAACGAAAGAGGTAACTTGCTTTTCATGCGGTAGAAAGGTAATGGCAAATGTAAGTAAGTATAACGGACATATTAGTTATCATTGTCAGTGCGGAACAAATTTTATCGAATAAGGAGGACACAAAATGTTAATCAGAAGCCAGGATAAAACAGCACTGGTAAAGTTTGAAAACATTGTAATAAATCTAAAGCTCCCAGATTCGTTGAATGTTATATGTTGGAGTTTGCAGGATGCACAGAGAAATGGAGGATATCTTATTTTAGGAAAATATTCCACCAAAGAAAAAGCCATGAAAGTACTGGATATGATCCAGGAAGCATACGGAGATTCGGAATACACAAAATATGTAATTCCAGAAGTATGTAGGATATTAAGTATGAAGCCAAAAACGGAAGAAAACAAAGCACATGCTGGAGAACTTGGAGAAATGCTCAAAAAAGAAATGACGTTCCAGATGCCAGAGGATAGTGAGGTGGAAGTATGAGCAGAGTACGAAACAGATTAGAGCAATACAAAGCTGAGATAGAAAAGAAATCGCAGTATAAGCATGGGCTTCCAGGGAGTGCGCTGGATATCGTGAATACTCTTCTGAGCGATCTGGAACAGGACGAGAAAGAAAATGGTTGGATTCCGGTAAAATATCATCAGATATCAGAAAAAGAACGTGCAGAAGAATCCATTTCAAAAAATATACAGTATATGCTTGACTGCAAAATGCCAGATGATGGACAAGAAATATTGGTTACTAATGGAGAAACAACATGGCAGGATACAAGCTTTATTGATTGTGACGGATATTATCTTGATAGCAATTATGATTGGATTGATATTACGGCATGGCAGCCGCTTCTAGAACCATATAAGGAGGACTAAGAAATGCGGTTAATTGACGCAGATAAACTAAAAAAAGACATACTGCTTCAAAATATCTTAGGAGAACCAATACAGAAGATTATAGACAGATATATACATATTGTTGACGAGCAGCCGACAGCTTTTGATGTGGATAAGGTTGTGGAACAATTAGAGAATTATTTATTTGAAAAATATTGCATAGAAGAAGATACAATAATTGATGAAATTATAAAAGGCGGTGAAACTGAATGAGTAGACTGATTGATGCTGACGAATTAATTAAATACATCAAAATTTGGGAAATTGGAACAAGTATTAGTTCCGACCAGAAAGAGTTTATTGATTGTGTCAATGAGCAACCGACAGTTTTTGATGTGGATAAGGCTATTAGCGAATTGGAAAGAGATAAATTCATTGAATCAGAATGTATTTTATCTGATGTGCATCAAGGATACAATGCTGGACTGAGCAGGGCAATCGAAATCGTGAAAGGCGGTGGAGTTGAATGAGCAAATCAGTATTAGTGATTGACACGCCAGAAAATTGTTATGGCTGCCCGTTCGGAACTGAATATTGTGGAAATCTTGAATATGAGGGATGCTGTGAATTAGCTGACTGTTTATATTATGACGTAATTCTGATGACAGAAGAACATTATGATTGCGAAAGCAAATCAAGGCCCGATTGGTGTCCACTTATGGACTTGCCAGAGAAAGATAATGGAGATTATCCAGCCAATACATCTGATGCTGGCTTTGCGGAGGGTTGGAATCAGTGTATTGATAAGATTACAGGAGGAATGGATTAATGGCATGCGCAAAGAAATGTGACAGATGTGAAAAACTGTACGATGAGTACAATTTTAAGAAGGATGAAAAGAATCCTAACGGGGTTATGACATTAAATTTGGACTTTCAAAGAAAATTTTATTCACATACCGCTATGGATTTATGCCCCGATTGTATGAAAGAATTTCAGGATTGGATGGAAGAGGTGAATTAGATGAGCAAGAAAGTAAAGTGTTGCGAGTGTGCTTCTTTTTTAGTCTGGGCTTTGCCTGAGCGAGTAGATAAAGATAACTACGAATGCGCCAAAAGAGTTTTCAAATTGGCTTCTACTACAGGAGTATGTGAATACAGCATGAAAACCAAACAGATGACACATGAGCAGTATTGCAAACGATTTGAAAAGAATAAATATTTAGAGCAGGAAAGTGAACCTTTTAAACAGGAAATTTTGAACCTTAAAAATGCGATCGCAGAGTATGAAAAAGAAAATTTTGTGGAAGTAGACGAATCGTGGAAAATTCTATTTATGAAAAGATTTCAAGAGGTGAAGTAGATGGAGAGATTAACAAAAAGAGATTTTTCAAGAATCACATATAACGAACGCCGAAGCATTATGTGCAGTTCATATTGCGATAATTGCTCAAAAGGGACAGGAGATTGCAATACAATGAAAAAAATGATTAATAGATTGGCAGAACTTGAAGACTTAGAAGAACAGGGCTTGCTTGTAAGATTGCCGTGTAAGGTTGGAGACACGGTTTATAGAGTGAATGCCGGAGCCAAGCAACCGATTATTCCGATGACTGTTTCAGAAATTCATTTTCTCTGTTACAAAAATGAACGTGCTGTAAGGTTTGACGCAATAGGCAAAGAAGATATGGGAGAAAGTTGCTACCGTTTAGAAGATATTGGAAGAATAGTATTTCTCACCCACGAGGAAGCTGAGAAGTTGGAGGAGATGAAGAATAATGATTGAAGTGATAAAACAAATTATTATGGCGTTTGGAACGTGTGTAGTTGCTGTTACTATTTACGGATTACTTTGCGCAACAATCAATAAATTCAACAAATGGAGAAAGAGTGGTTGCAAAATCAAGTGTCTCTGCAAGCCGCATAAATACAAATTGGTTTGGTATCAGTTGGATACTGAGAAAGCTATTTTGGAATGCGAAAAATGCGAAAAAAGAAAAAAGTATTCATTGATTACGATTCCATTAAGAAGGAATTTAATTTGGAGGATTAACATGAAACCAGAAGAAGCAAAAGACATCTTATCAGATATGAGAGACCAGCATTTATGTTTCTTGGGAAATTCAGAAATCAAAGATGAATGGTAGAAGAACTATCTCAAAGAAGCATGGGCGTGTGATTCTGGAGCAAAGGCTCTTGCCGGATTAATCACAGGGATAAAGATTAATAAAGGTGTTATCGCAGAAAGTATTTTGCATTACGGCAAAAATAATCAAAGTACAGTCTGTATGGAAGAATGCGCCGAACTCATCCAGGCAATTAGCAAGGCAAAACGCGGAAAAATCGACCGTGATAACATGATAGAAGAAATTGCAGATGTGTTGATCTGCATCGAAATGTTAAAGCAAATGTACATGATTTCCGATGAAAAAATCAATAAGTGGATTGAGAAGAAACAGGCGAGAGAGGTAAAAAGAATTAGTCAAAAAGAATTATTATAGCTGCATCGTCAAAACAATTGTATGGATTTTAGCCGCTGTTACTGTGTCTATTAGAATTTATTACATTGAAAACGCATTGTGCTTATGTGCATTTTGGATTCTATTTATAGTCTGTTCATACTATCAAAAATAACAATCTGGAGGCGAAAATATGAAAATTCCAAAAAGGCGAAAATTATCAAAAGAAGAGCGCATGAAAGTATATGAAAAATGCAAAGGGTATTGCGCTTACTGTGGTTGCGCATTGGAATATAAAGATATGCAAGTAGACCACGTAAATCCTATACGTTGTGGCGGAGAGGACGATATTTCCAATATGCTTCCTGCGTGTCGCTCTTGCAATCATTACAAATCAGCTTTAAAACCAGAAGAATTTAGAAAATATCTTTCTGGGATTCCAAAAAGACTTATGAGGGATAGCATTCCGTTTCAAGTAGGAGAAAGGTTTGGAATTGTTAGAATTGTTACAGATGATGTGACTTTTTATTATGAAAAAATCAAAAATAAAAATAGAAATAGGGAGGATTAATCATGAATAAGAAAGAAATCACAGAGATCAAGAAGCAGTTTACACCAGCCAATTGTGCAATCACACGCATTTGTGGTTGTTATGTGGATGCAGAAAAAAATAAGAAAACCAAAATTAAAGAAGCTTTCCTTTCCCTTCCAGAGGAAGAAATGTTTAAGTATTTTGACATTTTCAAGAAAACCATGTCTGGCAGACTTGGAAAAAGCCTTATGAATCTTGAATTCCCATTAGCACAGGAAAAAGAGGGTGGAACACAGGAATTTCTTATGCGGATCAGAGCAAGTAAGCTTAAAGATGATGATCTTTTGGATGAGTTTTACGACAAAGTGATTGAAAATTACGATTATCCAGAAAATTACTACATAGTTCTCATTCATGCAGTATATGATATTCCAGGAAAAGCTTCTGATGGAACCGAAATGCACGATGCATCAGAAGAAATTTATGAACACATTCTGTGCAGCATTTGCCCGGTGAATCTTTCAAAGGCTGGGCTTAGCTATGATGTGGCTGAAAATAACATCAAAGACAGAATTCGTGATTGGGTAGTCTCAAGACCAGAAACAGGATTCTTATTCCCTGTATTCAATGACAGAAGCACTGATATTCATGGAACATTGTATTTCAACAAAAACACAAAGAATATTCATCCAGACTTCATCGAAAATGTTCTTGGCACACCAATTCCACGTATACCAGGGAATGAGAACAATGTTTTTTCGGATTTTATCATGGACAATTTCGAAGGAAATACAACATTCAATTTCACGGAAAGTCTAGTTGAATCATTACAGGAAGTGAAAGAACAGAAGAAAGACAGCCCGGAGATGATAACTGTATCATGTGACGAAATGGAACAGATTTTTGGATATTGCGGAATTCCAGACGAGACGTTATCAGATTTCAAAGAGAACTGGGAAATGTATTTCAGCAATGAGCCTGTTGCCCTTGACAATATCCATAATTCAAAAACTGCAAAAATTGTAACGCCAGATGCAACAATCTGCATCCAGCCAGATAAAATTGCTCTGATTGAATTGAAAGAAATAAACGGCGTTCCATCTCTTGTAATTCCGGTAAATGGAGAGCTGAAAATCAATGGAATTGAAGTTGAATTGAGATAAACACTTTTGAAAAATCCAGGAATTGGAGGAGGCAATTACATTAATGGCTAAAGTAAGCTGGATTAAAATAGAGATTGAAATGTTTAGTAACCGAAAAATTAAGCAAATAAGGAAAATGCCAGAGGGAAACAATATTGTTCTTATTTGGGTAATGCTTTTGACAATGGCTGGCAGATGCAATTCAAACGGAATTATTTTCCTCACTGAAAATATTCCATACACAACAAAAATGCTTGCAGATGAATTGGATTTTGAGGAAAGCATTATTCAATTAGCACTAACAGTTCTGGAAAAGTTCGGGATGATTACCAGAGATTCTGAATTACTTTCTATTCCCGGCTGGGAAGAGCATCAAAGTGCAGACGAATTGGAGAAAATACGAGATCAAAACAGAAAAAGGGTCGCAGAATATCGTGAACGTCAAAAAAATAAGGCCGCATTGCTTTGCAAGAAAGACGATGTAACGTTACAGAAACGTTACAGTAACATTACTGTAACGGAACAGAATAAGAATAAAGATAAAGATTTAGAATTAGATTTAGATACAGAATTAGATAAAGATAAAGAAAAAGATATAAATGATTTAATAGTATCTAAAGATACTATTCGTCAGACTGACGTCCAACGAACCATTGATGAATGGAATACTCTGGAAGAATTCGGTATTACTCCTGTAAAAAGAATGACACCAAAACGAGAACAGGCAGTAAAAGCTAGAATCCGTCAGAACTGTGTTGAAGATATTCTGGAAGCGATTGAAAATATTCGACGCAGCACATTCCTACAAGGGCAAAATAAAAATGGCTGGATGGTTACGTTTGACTGGTTCTTAAAGCCTGGAAATTTCGCAAAAGTATTTGAAGGGCAATACGCAGACAAGTCTACGAATAGACCGTGCAGCTACATGGAGAAAATTCAAAACAGGGTAAGCGAGGTGGATAATTGGGTATGACAAGAGAAGAATGGGCGGTACTCGTAAAAGCAATGAAAGCTGTGTACACTTCTCCATCATTTCTGCCAGATCAATATGCTTTTGATACTTGGTATGGACTTTTGAAAGACCTAGATTACAAGCTTTTAAGTTTTGGATTAAAGAAATATATGCAGACTGAATGGAAAGAGCCATCAATAGCCGCATTAAGGAAATGCGCACAAAACATTGCGCCGCAGAAGGAAGAGTTGAACGAAACAGAAGCATGGGAAAAGGTATGCAAAGCTATTCAGAACTCTACATATAATGCAGAAGCAGAGTTTGATAAGCTTCCAAAAATCATTCAGAAAGCAGTATCAAGCCCGGCACAACTTAGAGAATGGGCGGTATCTGAAAATGTGGATGGTACATGGTGGAGTGTGGTTCAATCAAATTTCCAAAGGACATACCGGGCAGAAGTGCAAAGAGAACAAGAACGAAGAAAACTAAGTCCAGACCTTTTAAAAATTATAGATACTGCCAGATTGGGAGGTGCGGGAAATTGCCAGATAGAAAACCATGGAGAGAATTAAAAAGCACTGAAATTATAGGCTTAAAGCGGAGACAATGCTCGAAATGCGACTATTACAGCAAGAGCGAAAATGCATGGAGTACAAATGCAACCTGTGATTATATCTTGATTGAAGAACATAGTAGAGGATGTGATCCGAGGGATTGTGTTAAAAATGGTATCTTCAAGAAGAAAGCGAGAGGAAAATCAAGAGTAAAGCGAGTGATTCTATGAGGAAGATAAGCGAAATGTATAAGCAATCTGGCGGTACAGTTTATCAGCATACCTGTTCTGATTGCAGATTCTTCTATGGTGGCAAATTTCCAAGGTGCTTGCAATACGAACTGGAAATTGATTGGAATCCAGATTATATAGCTTGCAAATTTTACAATCTGGAAGAATCTCAGATTGATGGACAGGTCAATATATTTGATTTGTTGTAAAACGTGATAATTGTGTACTTAAAATAGCAAAGAATCGTTCAAAAGAGAATAATTGTAGAAATTATAGGGCATACAAAAGATAAAGAAAAACAGCGCTTAAAACGAGATAATTATATGGAGGGACAATTAATGGAAAAAGCTATATTGTATGCCATAAACGAAAGAATGTTCTCACTTGGTCTGATAGATGAGAAAACAAGAGATAAAATTAAAGCTGAAATCAGCATTAGAAAGTAACGACAATGTATTGAGTGGATTTATATGAGGTGTTATACTTTATATGATTCCACTCCCTGTTTATTAAGGGAGAAATGCACTATGAATATTTATTATGTCAGAGAAAAATTAAGAAGTTGCTCTATTTACGACATTGAATTAAATGTTGCTTATTATGCCAGGGTTTCAACGGAAAAGCTTGAGCAGCAAGTATCCATCAAACACCAGGAAGAACATTTTGAAGAACTGATACATTCTAACAACAGATGGAGATTTGCAGGCTCTTACATTGATGATGGTATTTCCGGAATGAACGCAAATAAAAGAGAAGAATTCCAAAGAATGCTTAGAGATGCAAAACTTGGAAAAATTGATATGATTATAACAAAAGAAATTTCAAGATTTGCAAGAAACACTCTTGATAGTATCCAATATACCAGAGAATTGTTGTCTTACGGTGTGTGCGTGTGGTTCCAAAATGACGGAATCAATACCATTGATGAAGATAGTGAGTTCCGACTTACTATTATGGCTGGGGTAGCGCAGGACGAAATCCGCAAGCTTTCTTCAAGAGTAAAATTTGGACACGCACAGTCAATCAAAAATGGTGTTGTTCTCGGGCACAGAATGTATGGATACTCAAACAATCAAGGAAAGCTCGAACTGGTTCCAGAAGAAGCGGACATGGTTCGAATGATTTTTCAAGATTACGCTTCCGGAATATCTACGCCAAGAATCGAAAAAAAGCTCTGGGATATGGGATACAGAAGTTTCAAAGGTGGGAAAATCAACCGGGATGTCATAAAAAATATTATTCGGAATCCAAAATACAAAGGATACTATTGTGGAGGAAAAGTAAAGGTTGTCGATATGTTCACCAAGAAACAAGAATTTCTTCCGCAGTCAGAATGGATAATGTTTAAGGATGATGGTTCAAGAGTACCGCAGATCATTGATGAAGCTACCTGGGAAAAGGCAAACGCATATTTAAGAGAGCGTGGAGAAGCCATAAAATCAAGAAGAACCTCTTTTAAAAGCGAAAATATTTTCACTGGAAAACTTTTCTGCGCAAATGACGGAGCACCATACTGGATGAAGCAACATTATATCAGAGGAAAAGAGGATGTTCGATGGGTGTGCAGCTATAAAATAAAAAACGGAGCAGCTTCTTGCAATTCGTTCGGGCTGGCAGAATCAGAACTGAAAGAAATAATTGCAGAATTGATAAATAAATCTTCTGAAAATATTGACAGCATTTTGGAGGAATATTTTGAAATTTTGCAGTCCTCGATCAAAAACATTCCAGACAATAAAAACGAAATCTCACGACTTGAAAAACAGATTGATCTGTTAAAACAAAAACGTGAAAAAATACTGGAATATAATCTGGATGGAAAAATATCTGATGATGAATTTATTTCAAGAAATAAAGAATACGTGAAGCAGATAAAGCAGATTGAGAGTCATATTCTAGAAATCCAAAATACCAAAAGTCCAGAGCCAGTAGAAATACAATTAAGTGCTATTAAAGAACAGCTAGAAAAGTTCAAAGGTGTTACTCCACAAGATATTAACAGACAGATTGTTAATGAACTTTTTGAGAAAATTACCGTTGAACCGTTGGCGGTTACATGTGCAACACTAACATTTCAATTGAGGTCTGGAAGCCTTGAAAAATGGGGGTTTCCCTTGCGTCGTTCTGATGATATGATTTTAACTCTACATTCAGAACAACACAAGGTATTTAGTAGAAAAACTTGTATCAAGACACAAGATATGGTATTTTACAAATATAAGTACCTTTTAGCACTATAAGAGAAAAATGGGAGTGGAATCAATGATACATACAGCTTATGACGCAATGAAAGAGTTTTTAATCACGGATGCAGACCTTGATGGTAAGTACGAAATCCCGAAAATCCCAAAGACTTTTATCCATCCTGGAAAAGATACTGTAGACTTTGCGGAGAGCTTTAGCCGGAAGATTAAGAACCATCGGGAACTTGATGTAAATTTCTATGTGGATGATGTACAGTTTCAAAGATTATGGAATCAGCCAGACAAGTATATGGAGCATTTAAAATGTTTTCATGCAGTCATTATGCCAGATTTCAGCATATCGGTTGGCAAGAATGGAATGCCGTTAGCTATGTGCCTGTGGAATAAATACCGCAATCATGCATTGTCTCACTACATGATCTTGAATGATATTCCAGTAATTCCGAACGTAAACATATTACCAGAATACTGTTGGGACTGGTGCTTTGATGGGCTACCAGAGGGAAGCACAGTTGCCTGTTGCACCAATGGAAGAGTAAAGAGCAAGGCAGCACGGTTGGAGTTTTGCGTTGGTTTCAAGGAAATGGAACGCAGATTGAAGCCACTGCGAGTTATCATTGTTGGAAGAATCCCGGAAGAATTAGAAACAGACACGGAAATTATAAACTTTGAAACCAGGAATCAGAAGATTAACAAGGAGGGTGTTAATGGGAACAACGACTGACAATTACCAGAGAAAGAAGAAACTTTCAAAGTCCCAAATGAAGAGGACGGAACGTTTAGAGAAATCATCCCACAGAAGATATGGAACACGAAAGAAAGAAGAATTAAATAAATTGTGAATTTTGAATCATCTGGAACTTTACGCTATAGAAATATTTGTGCAAAATTAAAATTTAAGTGGTAACTAGAAAATGCGAGAATTTTTCTGGTTGCCACTTTTTTTCTGAATTTCCTTGATTTTCGGCTTCCAAAATAATGTTGGAATTTAGGGAACATCCACAAGTTAGTTGCAACTATTGATGTTTTGAACAGTTGCGACTTTTCCGCAAGCACAAACCAACCAGGGAAAGCACCGGGAACGATTGAATGTCAACAAAGCCAACCGCCAGCCGTCGCCCTGGCAGATCAGAACCAACAACCCACAGATAATAGATCGTAACATCAAACAGCATATAATGCAGTGGTTAAAAATACAATAATACTCTTACAAAATAAGCCTTTAACAGATTGTAACGTGTTTACCCTATACTTTATCGACTGCGATTATAAAAAGCCTTAAAAAGGAAAATACGGCGTTATACAAGTATATCGTAATATAGTTGTATAGCCCTAATTGATATATAGCCCGGACAGCTGCGACAGATCACCAGGAAGCCTGGAAAGCCTGCGCACATAAGCGGACAAAATGCACCAATTTACACGGTACACAAATAAAGCATAGCTATACAAGGCTATTATACATCTATAGACGCAGACAGTCAATAAACCATGCAAGACAATAAAAAGCGTTTTAAAGGCTTATAAGCGGCTTAAAATGTAAATGCTGAAAAATCCCCATTAACAGAATAAAAAACGATTTACGGATAAAATAGCGCGTTAATTGATTGACTTATTATATTAACTTTGCAAGGTGCATCTGGCAGAATGCCAAAAACCGCTTGCACGCCGTGAACGTGCCGCCGGACTGGAAACCGGGAAGCGGTGAAAAAATCATTCGTTTATAACAATGTTGAAATCATCATCAATATAACCAATAAATTTTATATTATCCTGGTTATATTCGTTTTTATATGTTTTATATATGCGTACATGCTTAAAATTTCCATCATACCAAACATCTAAGCCCATAGCATGTATTTTTTCATTTACTTCAAGTTGCTTTCTTACATTTTCCTTAAAAGTTGAATTTTTCATGCTTTTATCTTTCTTCCCTTCACCCTGGGAGCCAGGATATAAAAAGACGCGCCCTTATTATTTTAAAGTCATTTTTGTAACAGCCGGAAGACTGCGGAAAAATTCCCGGCGGTCGTAATCATCATTAATTTTAAATTGTTTGTCACTTGTGGGGATGATCTCGCCGCCGATAAGCTCCATACAGGAGAGTTGCAAACAGTTCTCTTTTTTTGTTGATCTGTGCAGCGCATATCGCATCACAGACTTTTTACCATCCCGACGCTTTACCGGGGACATATCCCAATAAGCTAATTTAATAACGCCACCAGCAACAGCCTTAAAGATTTCCATTGCTTCCTTTTCAGCTTTTCTGTTGATTGTATCAACTGTTAAGAAATCGCCGCTTTTTATGGCGGCGATTGTCTGCGCTTGCGTGGCTTTCTTGATTGTTATCATTTTAAAACCCTCCATAAGTTTTATTTTTTAAAGAACACTTGTTCCAAAACTCAACGACTTTTTCCGCTTCTTTTTTCGTGCTGCAAATATTTGCAGCAGTTATCCCAGGAATCTGTAAAGAAAAAATAAGGTTGTCAGATTTAGCGACCCGAAGAACATAAGCAAAGTTTTTGTTGTTTTCGCGTCTTGAGATTGCTATGTAATGATATTTCATGTTTTAGCCCCCTTTGCTTAAATACTGGCGGCTTTAAAGCCGCCAGAAATGATTAATTAATTTTTGTGTCTGTCCAGATATTAAGGACAGAGCGAAAACAATTTAATTCATCAACTAAAAAACCACCGTCATTAATATGAAATATTGCATAATCTCCATATTGCTCATTAATATTCTGAACATAATTGTAAAATTCTTCAAAGCGTTCCAAACGGTCAAAATCAAGAACATACCATTTGTGACCAGTTGGGAGAGTTTTTATAAACTCCTCTGCGTTACTCGGGCAACTGAATGCACCAGAAACTTTTACCTTGCTTTTTCGGTCGTCCTGTGTGGCGCGGTCAATTATCGTAAAGACCGCCCATTTAATATTTCTCAAATATTTATTATACATGCCAACACCCCTTGCTAGAAAACTAAGTCTTTCTTTCTTTTTACATCTTCCACGGTGTATGGGAATTTCGTCATCATGACAAAAGCTTTTGAATTATCTTCTGGCACTGTATAACCTCTGTCACGTAACAGATCAGCGATAGTTGTCAAAAAGTGATTGCCGTATCCATAAGTAACTCCAGAAACAACAACATCTTTTCCATTTACAACAGCTTTTACAACGTGGTAGGTGTTTCCATAAGATTTTTGAAACCATCTTTTCGCACTGATCTCTAATGTTTTGATTTTTTTCATTGTTTTTTACCTTCGCCCCTGTTATAATAGGGTTGCCTTTCTTTTTAGTTTGGTGCTGGCTGTTTGTCTCGGTATGATGCAGCCAGCTTTTTTTATTTAGTTGCCAGGAACTAGAATTTTTCAATTAATCGGTGTCGGCTCCTTATGTCCTCATTGGCTTGAGTGGTTCGGGCGGTTCCAGTTGTTTGTTTCTTTTGTTCTCTGTTGATGGTTATATAATACACTAAAATATAATGTATGTCTATTGACATTATACACTAAAATAAAGAGTATGTTAAAAACAGTTTTTGTGCATATTGTACATTGAAAAATAATGTATAAAAATGTTATTATAATAGAAGAATAAAGTACTGCGAGGTGGTGTTAGAATGATTAAATATAAACGCAATATAATTGATATGATGGCAGAAAAGGGAATCACAACCTATTTAATAAGGAAAAATAAGATATTTACAGAAAGCCAGCTGCAACAGCTGCGCAATGATCGACTTGTCACGCAAGATACACTAAATAAAATATGTACTATATTGGAATGCCAACCCGGTTATTTATTGGAATATCTGCCAGATGAAACCACAAAAGATTTTGAAGAAAAGATATTGACATACATTAATAAATAATGTATAATAAAGACAGTTAAAGAAAAACAACCACACAGCCCCAGGAGGGCGGACAGGAGGGAAAATATGAAAATAAATGAAATGCGCGGAAATCAATTCCTTCCGGGAAACTGTATTTACAGACCGGAGAATTACCCGGAGGACTGGCGGGAACGCCTGGAAGCTGGTGAAGCTATCAGCTACGAAGAGGACGGCAAGCAGTGTCAAATATGGTTAGAGGAAGAAGAGGAAGAAGAGGAAGAATAAAAATAAAGCCCTAGGAAATTATCCAGGGGCTTTTAATATGCTTATTTGTGGCGGCTATGGACAGAGTACAGACCGCCGCCGAGCCTGTTAATATTTTAATAACACAGCTTTTGGCAAATTGTCAAGAAAAATATTTTTAAAATACCGCTTGACATTTTTCTAAAACTTCTTTAGGCTATCAGATAACGAGAGCTGACGGAACTCAGGAAGGGCAGAGGCTGAAAGTACACAGAATCGTTAATTAAATAACACGCATAACAAGCCAGATCACGCCGGATAGAAACTCCTGGAAGGTCTGGCTTTTATTATGCAAATCTGCGAAAATGTAGCCGCCCTTATATTATATATAATTATATAATTATTCTCTGCCCTTCCTAGATTCCTAAAGCTGGAGTTTATTAAAAGATATGCTATACAGTACCGTATAATAATATATAAGATATAAATATAAATAAAGATTATAATATAATACCACAAGTATTATTTATTAATTATTGACAAAATAATGGGTTTTATTTTATGCAAAATTAAATTTGACAAGATATTAAAAACTGTGTTAAGGTATCGGCAACAAAGAAAACAGAATATTTTATTTTGAGTTTTAGAGAATGTACCCGAACACCCGGAAATTTTCCGGGAATAAGCTTTACCTGGTGACATTCTCTTTTTTATTTGAAAATTAACGTGTTAAAGTGAGGTGATAACATGAAAGATAATACAGTAAATGTACAAGACGTAGATATCTATTTAGATAATATTAATATATATGCTGATGAATATATAAATACTGTATTATGTATATCACCAGATAACGAAAACTATAAGAAAGAAGTATCAGATAGCTTTGTAGATATGATTTTTTATATTGCAGATCATATACAAAAGCCAAGTAATGACAATATAGAGCTATTAGATAAAATGTTTAATACTTATGTGAGATTATGCAGTAAATATCATGTATTACCAACCCTAGAAGTATTTAGCTTTTTAGTTGGGATTAATCGTACAACGTTTACTGACTGGATGAATGGAGTGTATAGAACAAACTCTTCACATGGTGACACGGCTAAAAAATGGTTTGATATTTGCAAAAACTGTGCAATTAATAGACTACATAACCAGACCGGAACAAATGCGAATTTGATATTTGTTGCAAAAGCCGCCTATGGCATGGCAGAAACTGCACCAGTACAAGCAGCGCAACAGTACGGCGTACCACAGCAGACCGCGCAGCAGATCGCAGAGAAGCACAAAGCCGCTTTGCAGCTTCCAGAGATGGAAAAGCCGGAGTTATAACAGTAAAAATACTATATATTGTGATTGCGAGAAAATGGATTCTATATCTAGCAATACGCAATGTACAAATAGGGTACACCCTAAAAAGACATTTCATAAAACATTGTTTTTTGTGCAATATTACAACGGATTTTGTATAGCATTCCCTTGACTACTGCCGAAGGCCTACGATAAACAGCGACCAGGCAAGGGCAGCGGGTCCCATGGGGCGGAGGGCTGACTTGCCAGCGTCCGCACTGGATGACCGGGAGGGGGTATATATAAAACCCCAGTCAGCGGTAGTTACCACCAAAACCGCCCGAAAAAACAAAAAAGCTCTCCTTAACATGGCAGGGATAGTGATTCGAACACGACAAGCAGTAAGCCTTAACTGTTTCTCTGCCAATACAAAATAAGGCAATACCAAGAAAGGCAGGTATAACGAATGAACGATATGATGATTTTTAGCAATCCAGAATTTGGGAATGTAAGAACCACTGAAATAAACGGGACAATTTATTTTGCGGGAACAGATGTAGCAAAAGCACTTGGTTACTCAAAACCGCAAGATGCAATTTCAAGGCATTGTAGACACTCCGTGAAACATGGAGTAACCGTAACAGTGTCTAATCAATATACTCAGTCTGGAACAAAAGTAGTAGAAATGAGTTTTATTCCAGAAAGTGATTTGTACCGTTTGATTATGAGAAGCCAACTTGAATCAGCAGAAAAATTTGAAGAATGGGTTACAGCAGATGTTCTTCCATCTATCCGTAAAACCGGAAAATACGAGATGGTTCATAAACAGGACTCTTACCAGATTAGTGATCCGATAAAGCGTGCCGAGAGATGGATTGAAGAGCAGCGAGAGAAACAGTTACTTGAACAGAAAGTACAGGAACAGAAACCTAAAGCTGATTATTTCGACAGTCTGATAGATAATAGGCTCCTTACAACTTTTCGAGATGCAGCAAAGGAATTCCATATCCCACCTAAAGCGTTTACTAAGTGGCTTACGGAAAATGGTTATATTTACCGTGATCGGCACAATATTATTAAACCCTATGAACCGTATAGGAAAGCCGGACTTTTCCAGATGAAAGATTTTTCAACACCGTTTGGCTATTCAAACGTCCAGACATACATAACCGTAAAAGGAAAAGAGACATTCAGACTGTTGCTGCAAGGCCAGGGGTTGATTAGAAAGTAAAAAAAGAGAACCATTAAGGCTCTCTTTTCAGATCATTGCTATTAAATTTTACTATGATATCTGGAAATGCTTCAACAGAAATTTGACAACCAAGAAAGTCAAGGATGGCTATAAGTTCATAAGCAGAAAGAGTTTCTCTGGAAAACTTGTTAGCTAGTGCTTGTGGTGAAGTTCCTAGATGTTCAGCAACTTGAATATTTGTAATTTTTTTCATTTTCATTATTTGCTTAATTTTTTGAGATACCATATAAACACCTCCTACTCACATAATAAACGCAAATGTTATAAAAATCAATTAAAATTCACTTAAACGTGTAATTTACTATTGAAAACACACACATTATAGTGTATAATTGTTTTATAAAGAAACAGGAGCGTGTATATATGAAAGTAGGATATGTAAGAGTTTCAACAGTAGATCAAAATGAAGCAAGACAGATTGAAGCAATGAAAACAGATGGTGTTGAGAAAATTTATATGGATAAAAAATCTGGGAAAGACTTCAATCGTCCAGAGTATCAGAAAATGATTGCTTCTCTTCAAAAAGGTGACATTCTGGTAATCCATTCGATTGACCGACTTGGAAGAAACTACGAAGAGATTATTGCTGAATGGAGAAGAATCACAAAAGAGATTGAAGCAGATATTATTGTACAGGATATGCCGTTGCTTAATACTACGCAAAACAAAGACTTGACAGGAACATTGATCGCAGACATAGTTTTGCAGCTTCTCTCATATGTAGCACAAAGAGAAAGAGAAAATATTCGGCAGCGACAAAAAGAAGGCATTGCAATTGCAAAAGTCCAGGGCAAATATAAAGGTCGTGCCAAAAAAGAGATAGATAAGGAACTTTTCAACGAAACTAAACGTAGCTGGCAAAGAGGGGAAATAACAAAAGTACAATTTGCCGAGATTATGGGAGTTTCAAGAAGCACGCTATATAAACTTTTAGAGGGTGATAAAAATGATTGATTTCACAAATAAGTGCATTGTTACAGAAAACAATGTTGAATCAGAACAGTTGCTTAAAAAAGCAATAGCTCAAGGGTTCAACTTGCCAAAAGGCCAAAAAGCAATGGAATCACATAGATATTTTCATTTTATTGGAAGTCCATATAAACATGTTGTGGCTCCTTATGAAGTAAGTTCGAGTGATTTCAACAAAGCGGTTAGATATTCGGAGTTGTTTGGTGATGAGCAAGAAGAGCTAAGAAAAATTGTTGATTCAGCTGCAAGATGGTGCCGGGCATATGGATATGAACATTTGAATGTATATGCAAACGAAGAGCTTGAAAGTTATACTGGAAAGGCAATCGCAAAGACAACAGACAATATCATACAGCGTGCTTATGTCGAAATAAAGAAACCACGCAAACTGACTGTTTCAGAGTTGGAAACATACTTAGGATATCCAATTGAAATTGTAAGTTGAGGTAAGTGCTCATGAAACCAAACCCACAATCCGAATCCATCCGCATCCGGTTTTCCGAAAAACAGAAAAAAAGGCTCCTGGAAGAGAAGAACCGAACAGACAGGAGCGTATCGGATATTGTAAGACAGGCAGTTGATGAATATTTTGGGAGGAAAAGACGTGCTTAAATTTTTTTCAAAAAATAAAAAAGGCGTTTCAGTTCCAGAAGAATACGAAAAGAAATTCCCGAATGCAGATACCAAACGCATAAGGAAAGACAATATAGTTGTTCATTCGAGTGGAATATGTGCAGATGGGAAATTTTACAACACAGAAAATGCAGAAAAGATATTTACCGATAATATTGACTGCGACCATTACGGATATACATGTTATTCAGAAAAGACTTATTTTTTAACAGCAAAGGGAAATTGGTTTTCAGCATTTACAGTTATTAATGGCTATAGAGAAGAGAACCAAGAAGAAAATACAATAACAACGTGGGTACATATTGCTTATGGCTCTTTGCAAGTTGAAGACAAAGAAAATATAAAAATATTATTGGGAAGGAAAGACATTGACCTTTACAAGAAATATTTCGGGGAGGTGGAAGAAGGATGATGAATTATTTTTTATACAGTATTGGGAATGATGTCCGTTCATGTGAAAAAGAAGAGTATATTCCAAGAGATGCTACTGGAATACTTAAAGTACAAAATGGAGAAGTATTTTCAAAGGAAAACGGAGAATGGAAAAAGTTATCCATGCTATACGCACCAATAAGTGATAACAAGGATAGTCTTCCCGAATCCCCCATTGATGTAGCGTCTATGCTTATCAATGCCACAGTAACTAACGAACTACCGACTGAGAAAATTCCACTGTCTTCATTATTGGAGCATAAAACATGGGAAATTCCAAAATACAACATTCTACAGTTGGAAGAGATTGCGAAACACCTCCTTCTCTACTGTGAAACTAAAAGAAAGGGGCGCGAAGATGTCTTTAGTAAAAATCACAAACCCCAACCCCAATGATTGGCTCGGCACAAAATATTTCATTGATGGAAATGAAGTTCCGAGAGTAAGATCAATAAATTTCCATACCGCAGTATATGAAATTCCAGTATTTGAGTTTGAAATGATGGCTGTTCCAGACATTGAAATGGAGTGCTTGGCACAAATTAGTGTCACTTCTCAATCAATTACTGATGCAATTTTGGTTTTAAGACACGAACTGCTACAGCATGGGGAAATTTACCATGGCTTCAAATCAAGCCTAAAATCGGCTTTAGAATCATACAATTACTGTGGAATGCCATTTGAGCCAGAAGAAGAAATTGCAGAAAAAATTTTGGACTTCTTAATCGGGGAGAAAAAAAACAATGAATGCACTTAATGTAATCGGAACAGCTGTAAATCTTGCATTTTTCGTTCTGGTTCTTGCCGGTACTTTGGCTATACTGGACGAAGAAGGAAAGACAAGCGTAATACAGATTTTATTCTGTATTTGTTTAGAAATATGTTTTGCACTGAATATTTTCTTAATTTGCGCGAGGTGACAAATGTATTTACCGATTCCAATTGGAATTATCCCGATTGAGTTAATCGAGAGGGTTAAATTCATAAAAGCACCGCTTCGGCTTAATCCATGTAGGCTCGGGAATGCCTACGAAAGCGATAAGTCGAGGCATCCAGAGTAGCGGAAGCTCTTATTGATGAATAAGCCAGGAATTATTAAATATTTTGAAAAGAAAATTCCTATCCTGGAAAAGAGTAATCGGTAAGAGCGGAAAATTTATATACTTGTTTAGCTTAATATCACGACTTCCCCGGTCTTAATGGTGCGCCGGGGTTGATGGGCTATTGCCAAGCGGAAAGGCACAGCACTTTGACTGCTGTATTCGCTGGTTCGAATCCAGCTAGCCCAGTTTGCGGTTTTGTTAATTCCGCAAGTGTTCTTTTTGAAACACTTTTTACTCCGGTCTTCTAGCCCAACGGGGCTGATTAAAGGGGCTTCAAATGTCCCGGAAGACTTTCTGAAATCTAAAAGCGTTTCAGAAAACCTTTGTTGCGGTTGGTGGTCAAGAACTGCAACAGTGCCGGATTGTTTGTCATGGCGGTCAAATAATTCGGTATCTTAGGAAGCTTAGTTCAGCGGTAAGAGCAACGGCCTCATAAGCCGTAAGTCCTGGGTTCGAATCCCAGAGCTTCCATTTCTTCTAAATGCCATTCATCCGTAATATGGGTGGAAAAAACTTCCAGTTGAGCGTGTGGATTAGGTAAATTTATAGGTGCGATACGGCGTAGCCTAAATGGATCTGATTTCCCGGCTGGTATATCTCGGAGTTAAAAACATTAACGCAGCGCACGTTAATAAAAGGAGTTTTCAAGAGATGCCGTTCAAAGACGCATAAAAATATCCAGTGAATCTACAGCACTAAAACTTGTAGATAGTGGAAAGCATAACACGATAAACCTATTGCTAACCCGGAAGAACCGGGTTATTCGGAAAGTGCAAGTAACTGGGAACGGCCTGGTCGTAGACTAGGTCTTAATGGTTCGAATCCATTCTTTCCGTTCCGTATAGTGGCGGAATACGTAGACGCTATTGTGGTAGTATAGGTTTCAACCCACAACTTAGGTGACCGAAGTCGACAGCATGATAGGTGTAAATCCTATCCTATACGGACGTTTGGCGTGTTGAGTGATAACACACCTGATTGAAAAGTGGCGGAACTATTGACGGTGATGAACCCGATACAATAGAAAGGCAGACGCAGAGGATAGTACATCGTAATGGGTGAGTATGTGTCTTTGGACATGGGATGTACATGGGAGTTCGAATCTTCCCTTTTCAACTTCATCTACTATGAGTATATAGAAAATGTAGCTCAGTTGGAAGAGTGCACAACAAAAGTGAGGTCGGTGGTTCAAGCCCACCCATTTTCTATCTGGCAAATTGCTATTGCCAGAAGTTGCATTTTCCCCCTTAAAGTTCCAGTGTTTCTCGTTGGGAGATTTATGCCGTTCAAGTCGGCACACTGGATTTTTCTAAATCGAGGTAGTTTATGAAAGAAAAATGTTGTAAGGATTGCAGAAAGCACGATGGATTCACATGGGTTTGCTTCAATGGTGACAGTGAACATTGTGCAGACTTTAGATGTCTGGACGATTGTTGTAAATACTGGGAGGGTGTATGAGTAAAATATCAGCGTTGTACTTGGCGGTTGATTATAAAGATGCAGATTATTTTTTGATAAAATTATTTAATAAAATACATAACGAAACATCAATAGTGCGGTTCAATAGAAAAACGTTTATTTTGGAAACAGAAACATGTACCGTAGAGATTTTCATTATTAATTCACCTCATAGAACAAAAACACTTCGTGGCGCAGCTAGTTATTTCTTACAAAGTGACAAACCGTTTGAAATGCGGGTAAGTAGAATTAATAAACTATATAATTCTTTGCAATATAAAAATTTATGGCTTGGAATCAATGCAAAGGAAATTACAGAAGAGCAGCTTATTAAACTGCTGGTATACGGAGATGTGGAATGAAAGTATTCGGCAAAGAAATCAAAGACGAATGCTCCAAATGCGGAAATATCCTTGAGTGTGAGCTGTTCCGGCAGGGGCATGGAATAAAACAGGAACGTGAAAACATAGCTAAAATGATCGCCTGTCAGATGAAACACAGACAGAAGAGGGAATTTGAATGCTAGATTTACTTGATAAACGCAATTGTCCTGTTTGCGGTGGAATATTGAAATGCGAAAATTCCGATTACGCAAAACCTTTTAGAGAAAAAGAAATCTTTTTAAATGTGACATGGCAATGCACCAATTGTGGCGCTCAATATACTGCAAAACTTGAATTAACTCCAAACGGATATGAGGTGCAAGACCGTGAAGCACATATTGATGTAGAGGATAATTTTTCAGCCGAAAAATTTATGCTTGGAAGAAACAATTTTCGAAGACAGAGGTGGTAAATATGAAATTTGAGGATATGGAAAACTGGACTGTAGATCAGTTGAAAGAAGAAGTTGTTCGGTTATCTGAAGAATGCGAGAAGAAACAGCATATAATCCTGGACTATAAAGCTTTATCGGAGACACTTAACCAAAAGCTTCTTGAAAATGATAACTGGAAGATTCCGATTGATGAAATTGAAAATATAGATACTGTTCATCCATCTATCGAATGGTATGAACAACGCCACCAGGATGACTGCATCACAATCAATCAGCTTTATACAACAATAGATGTTATAGTTGACCGATACGCTAATTTAAGGAAAAACAAAGGAATGTGCTGATATGGGCGAAAAGAACGAATTAAAGCATTTCTTTACATGTAATGGAAAAGTTATTGAAACAATACCAGAGATTTCAATTTCGGATGGTACTGTTATCGAAGGCGGTATTCTTCACAGAAATGAGGACGGTACACTTTGTAGCATAGGTAAGCCATTAAGTATTGAATTTGAATGTAAATTCAGTGATGAACTATTTTGGACACTAGTTGCCCCAGACCGAATAAACCAGAACAATTTCCGTAAAATACATGGGATTCCGAAGCGGAGGAAAATTAATGGATCAAGAAAAAAACAAAAGGTTGTCCAGAACGGAGGGCGAAGATGCAACAGGCACCTATCAAAGAAATTGCCGACTTTGCAAAAGTACATCCATACGAGTACATGATAAAAAGCTTACACCAATATCCGTATTGGGGAAATCAAGACAATGGTTTTAATCGGAAGAAATTTAAGGAGATTTTTAATGAGCATTAAATCAGCATTAGAATCCGAAGGAATAGATTTTTCTGAATACATGAACCCACCAGAACCGTGGAATGGACAGGCATTGATAAGGAATATCAACGGAACGAAATACGCCTGTTGTCCTTTTTGCCAGAAGAAAGCACTTCTGATTAGCCCAGAGACAAAAATTCAGCATCTTAAATTGAAGTGTAAAGGTAGTAGCTGTAAGAAAGAGTTTGAGGTGAACGTATGATATGGAACGAAGAAATATCCTTTGATGGATTCCAAAAGAAAATTGATGAGTGGTACAAGGATAAAGACTTTGAACTGTGCGACCCACCTATCAGTGCTCAGTTTGCTTTAGACTTGATTTTCAAGACATTAGTAGATGATAGAGAAGATTATCCATATCTCACAACTATGTCAGAAAATGTAGAACAGACAAATAGCATTATGCTCGATTTAATTCTTCGGAAATACAGTCGCAAATACAGAAAATACTTGAAATCAAAAAGAAAGATGGTGAGCAAATGAAAAAGATACCAACATTATTTGAGCGAGAATTCAAAGACCATAAGATTGTAAAGGTTCTTCCAAAAGTGCATCCGGGTATGGAATGGGTACTTGAAGGAGAAGGTATTGCAACGGTCAAATATGATGGTTCTTGTTGTGCAGTAATTGATGGAAAATATTATAAACGATACGACTGCAAGAAAGGTAAAATACCACCAGAGGGATTTATCCCTTGCTGCGAGCCAGATTCCATTACAGGTCATTGTCCTGGATGGGTAAAGGTTGATGAGAATAATCCGTCTGATAAGTGGTTTATAGAAGCGTATAATTTTTCAATGCAATGTAATCTTAGCCCATGGGTGGACGGCACGTATGAAGCTATTGGAAAACATTTTAGTGGAAATCCATATAACTATAATTACGATGATCTTATCCCGCATGGGAGAAATGTTGTAGAAGTCGAGCGTACATTTGATGGAATCAAGAAATATCTTTCCGAACACAAAATAGAAGGAATCATATTCTGGAAGGACGGAAGCCCACAATGTAAAATCAAACGTTCAGATTTTGGCTTTGAATGGCCAGTAAAGAAAGCGTGACCAAATGAAGAAAATAAGAAAAATATGTTGGATAATTGCGAATTTCATAATATTCAAATGGGTAGCAGATTATTTGATAGCCACAATTCAAATGATGATTGAAAATCATTGGGGATTTTCGGCAGTACCATTATTGCTCATGGCAGTATTCGCAGAATGGAAAGTAATTGAAAATATTTTTCAGAAGTAAGAAGATGATTTTATCAAGAAAGGATATGTATGACAAAACAAGAAGCCGTAGTAATTGAAACCTATACAGGAATTTGTATGCTTACAGGGGATGACCAAAGACTTGCATACGAATACGCAGAAAAACTTTTAGGACATCCGATATATACACATGAATTTCCAAAATATGCTGACAAACTGAAAGAACTTAGTAAGCCAGATTTTATTGAAATTTGCAGAAAGTTAAGTGATTAAATGGTATGGTGCAAATTAAGAAACATTCCGTGTATACATCCAGAACCAGATGGATTAGAAAATTGTAGATATTGTGAAAAATATAGTTTTGAAAAATATTTAGAATACAAAAAACAAAAAGAAAAGTCAAGAGAGCCACATGAGAGCCAGACTAAATCCTAAGAAGAAAGGAGGTCTGGCTCTATTTTTATGGGAAAAATTACAGAAGGCTCGCTTGAATGGTATCGGGCAGTGCTGAATCAAATTATCAGTAGTGATATGACAATCTATCAGAACCAAAAAGATTGCCTTGATTTGCTCTTAAATATGAATATTGACCTTCCTTTCAACGAGAACCAAGAAGCACGGAAAATGGCTATGAAAGTAAGTCAATACTCACATAACATAGCAGAGAAGTGTGCTGCATTAACTGGTAGTGGTGACTTTGACGATATCTACTGGCAGTATTTGTTACTGGAAGCACCACATTTGCTTGATTCCTATGCCATGTATATAGAAAAAGATAGAAAACCAGAAGAACGGTTCTATTTACCAAGACGCAAAACATTAAAAAAAGTAGTAGATAAATTACAAGCACTTGAAGAAGATGAACTTGACGAATTGTTTCTGCATCAGCCAGCCAGAACTGGTAAATCGCAAATTATTACTGTTGGAACCGCATGGCATTGTGCAAGAGATTCAGAGATAAGCAACCTCTATGTTACATATAAAGAAGGACTTGGCGGCGCATTCCTAGATGGAGTTATGGAAATATGGACTGACCCCACATATTGTCATGAAGATGTATTTCATTCAAAAATAGCCAGAACGGATGCAAAGAACCACAAAGTAGACCTTGAAAGAAAGAAAAAATATGCGACATTATCTGGAAAAGGTTTGGAATCTGGTTTGAACGGTGAGTATGACGCATATGGTTGGCTGATTCTCGATGATATCCTGGAAGGTATTCAAGATGTATTAAATCCAGATATTCTCAGAAGAAAGCAAATTGTGTTTGACAACAATGTAATGTCACGAAAGAAAGAACAATGTAAATTGATTCTAAATGGTACTATCTGGTCATTGCATGATTTGTATATGGACAGACTATCATTTCTTCAGAATAATCCAGAAGCAAAACACATTAGATATGATGTTCTTAAAATTCCAGCTCTTGACCCGGAAACTGATGAGAGTAATTTTGACTACGATTACGGAGTTGGATTCAGTACAAAATATTATCGTACTATTCGTTCTAAATTTGAAGAAAACGATGATATGGCAGGATGGTTAGCCCAGTATCAGCAGGAACCTATTGAAAGAGATGGCGCTTTATTTAATGCGCAACATATGAATTTTTATAATGGACAACTTCCAGATGAAGAACCATTGAAAGTAGTTTCGGCTTGCGACGTGGCTCTTGGTGGTAGTGATTACCTTGCAATGCCAGTAGCATATGTATATGAAGATGGTTCTGTATATATACACGAAGTAGTATTTGATAACTCTGAAAAGAAATTTACTATGCCAAAAGTTGTATCAGCAATTGTCAATAATAAAGTTACGAATGCTTTTTTTGAAGCCAATGCAGGCGGCGAAGGGTATAAAGATGAAGTAGAAGGAAAGTTGAAGGAACAAGGGTATCAAACTAATCTTACTTCTAAATATGCTCAACAAATGATTTTGAATAATGGTGGACACGCACCTAAATCAGCAGTGAGAAAAGAACAGAGAATTTGGGATAATGCTGAAAACATTAGAAAATTTTATTTTCTTGATACTGGATATCAAAATGCAGAGTATAGAAAATTTATGAATAATGTCTATTCATTCACAATGACAGGAAAAAATAAGCACGATGACGCACCGGATTCACTCGCTAGCTTAGCAGTATTCTTAAAAAATGGAAGCGGAGTTGGAACAGTAACAGCAACACAGAATCCACTTTGGGGGAGGAGATAGAATATGATGACTGCAACTCAATATTTACGCCAGATTGAAAATTATGATAACAGAATCAAAAACAAGCTTATCGAAGAAGAACAGCTCAGTTCTCTTTCCACAAGTGTATCTGCAATCCCTGTTGGAGAAAAGGTACAAACTTCTGTAAAACGTGATCCGATGGGAGATATGGTTGCAAAGATATTTGATCTGCGAGAAGAGATTTCAAAAATGATATCCGAATTTTTACAAAAAAAACAGGAAATAGTCCGAACCATAGAACAGGTTGAAGACCCGTTGCTGTACAACATACTATTTAAGCATTATGTTGAGTACAAATCATTGGTTCGTATCGCAGACGAGATGGGTTATTCAGAGATTCACATTAAAAAAAAGCATTTAAAAGCCATAGCAGAAGTAAAAAAGATAAAAGGTTTCGAAAGATGATACCATAATATACTGAAAAATACTTTTAATATGTGTAAAATATAAAGTAGAGCATTGGATTGAAATATCCAGTGCTTTTTATTTTGTAGAAAGGATGGTTCGGCTCGTGAGAAATACAATGAATTTTGTGGATTTATGCCGAGGTGAGTTCGGGAGAAAAGTAGCCTACACAGGCGTTGACCGAATCACTCCACAAAATGTAGTAAAGGTAGTATCTGATACTATTGGCATACATAATAGAAATCGAACATTGATTGATTACTTGTATCGGTACATGAAAGGCGATCAGCCGATATTATACCGAAACAAAATAGTCCGTCCAGAAGTTAATAACAGAGTGGTTGAAAATCACGCATTTGAAACTGTAAAATTTAAAGCTGGACAGATTTGTGGGGAGCCAATCCAATATGTATGCAAAAAGAAAAATGCGGATGAAAAAATAAATGAGCAAGTTGACCTTCTGAATGATTATCTTGATGAAGCCAATGCAGATGCAAGAAACATCCAAAGGGCAATATACCAGAGCGCAACAGGAACTTCCTATAAGGCTATTCTGAAAGAAGAGGATTGGACAAAAAACGGAGATTTACCACCGTTTAGAATCTTCATTCCGTATCCAGGTGATTGTTACATTGTATACTCACAGAGAAATGGGAAACCAATGCTTTCCGTACAGATTTTAAAAGATGAAGATGAACAGCAATATTATTTATGTTATTCAAAGAACCAGTTTTTTGAAATCAAGAATGGGAAAGTAACTAACTACGGCATCAATGGTTTTGGCGGTATTCCAATTGTTGAATGCCCGAATAATCATGACAGGCTTTCAGATGTTGAAATTGCAATCACATTATTTGATGCAATTAACAAATACCAGTCTGACAGATTAAATGGCGTGGAACAGTTTGTGCAATCCTTTATGAAGTTTAAAAACTGCGAGGTAGACAAAAACGAGTTTTTGGAAATGGTAAAACTTGGTGCTATCTCTGTTAAAGATACCGGAAATGGCTGTCAATCGGATGTTGAACTGATGACCGCTGAACTGAATCAATCAGAGAGCCAGGTTGCAAAGGATGATATCTACAATAATATGCTGATTGTGGAAGCAATGCCAAACCGACAAAGCAATAGCGGAGGAGATACAGGAAATGCTGTATACCTTCGTAATGGATGGGATTTTGCAGAGAGAGATGCAAAATTGGTAGAAGCATTCACCAAGGAAGCTGAAAAGGAATCTGCCAGAATTATTCTGAATATTATCCGTGGCACATCAAAAGATGTTAATATCTCAACACGAGATTTCGATGTGAAGATAACCAGAAACCCAACAGACAATATGCTTGTAAAAGCACAGGCACTTGATTATCTGTTTAAAAATAAAATTCATCCGCTTATTGCACTGATTACTTGCGGTTTATTTAGTGATCCGCAGAAAGTCTACGAAATGAGTTTACCGTATCTGGGAACTATTTACCCGGAACTGGCAGACCCGGAAGCGGAAATGCAGAAAGCACAGCAATTACTTGACGGAAAGTTTCAAAATCCGTCCAAAACAGAACCAATGGCAAATTCTCCATCTAACGAAGAATGAACCAAATTTCGATTATTTAAGGAGTTTTAGAGAAATCTAAGGCTTCTTTTTTAATACCCAAAATCAAATAAATTGCAACAGCCCGTGAGCGTAAATCGGGTACAGACCATGTGCGGAGCGAACCGTGTTGAAAAAGCGTATTGGACTGGAAGAAAGGAGATTTCAATGACAAGAGAACAGGCAAAACAGGCACTTATCGGTATGGGAGTTGCAGAACCTTTCGAGGAACAGGTTTCTAAGCTTCTTGATTCTATTTCTGCTGAAACTAAGAAAGAGAAAGACAAAAATGTTTCTCTGAAGGAAAAAGCTGAAAAAGCAGATTCCCTGGAAAAAGAGTTGGAAGAGTTGAAAAAGCAGAACATGACCGAAGCAGAACGGCTAGAAGCTGAACGCAAGAAAGAAAAGGAAGCAGTGGATAAGGAGTTAGCTGATTTGAAAGCTGCGCTTGCAGAATCCAACAAAAAAGCCCTTACCAGTGAAATTACTTCTATGTTCGCAAATGCAGGACTTTCAACCGAAACATACGCGAGTGCTATTAAAGCATACGCATCTGCACCGTATGAGAAACCAGAAGATGCAATGAAAGAAGTCGAAACTTTTGTTAAGGGAGTTTCCGAAGCAAATAAAACAGCACTTGATACCGCAAAAGCAGCTTGGGAGAAAGAAGCATTGGAAAATACTCCTAATCCAGGAGGCGGTAGCGGTGGCAAACAGGAAAAAACTAGTAAAGCGTCTGAGTACGCTAAACAGTATTCGGCACGCATGAACCCAGATGCAAAACCGGCTGATGATAATGCACCAGCTAATTTCTAAGAAAAGGAGATTTTAAAACATGGCTTTCATGAAAATTAAGCAGTACGAATCTACCCCGAATATCCTTGAATCTGAGGTAGGACTTGTACTCAAAACTTACACAGCAGATCAGACAAATGCAGTTGCAGTTAATGACAGAAAAATTATTAAGGCAGGTTCCGTATACCCAACAAACGCAACCGGCGCAAAAGGTCTTGTGTTTGAAGATGTGGATATGACAGACGATGAGAAGCGTCCAATTTCCGTTATTGTTGCCGGACGTGTCCTGGAAGACCGACTTCCCGCAACTGTTGACACAACTGCAAAAACTGAATTACAGGCACTTGGAATTGTGTTTGTAGAAGAAACCGAAGTTGTATTTTAAGGAGGATAATAAGCAATGGCATACAATGTATTAGAAGCAATCAGCGAGGAAGAAAGACTTAATTTCTCCCAGAATTTCTCTGTTAAAAGACCTGGAATCCTTGATACCATTTTCCCGGATGTAAAAACAGATTACTGGAAGGCTGAATACTACAGACTTATGAGCGGACAGCGGCTTCCGGAAATCGCATTTGTACACGCCCTTGACACCGAAGCGGAAATCGGTTCCAGACCTGGTTTTGAAAAGGTGTTGACCGAGAAACTTCTCATTAAAAGGAAGCTCAATCAGTCCGAGAGCTTACAACAGGCTATCGAGAACGGTGTACCAGATAATGAGGAACTTACAGACTTTGTATTCGATGACGCGACAAACCTTTTTGAGGCCGTCCTTGCCAGAACCAAAGTTATGAAAGGACAGGCACTGTCTACTGGAAAACTTGTTATCAAAGAAAACAAAGTGGACATGACTATTGATTTTGGAGTTCCGTCTGAATTAAAAATTACCATTACAGACTGGTCTAAACCAGATTCTGATATTATGGGTGATATTCAGAAAATGGTTCAGCTTGCAGAAGATGGCGGCTATGTTGTCAATAAGGCAATTACCTCTCTTAAAATGATTAACAACATGAGAAACAACACCGGAATGCAGACCGCAGTTCTTGGCGCAGCAAACAAACGTCTTCTGACGAAACAGGAGCTTGCGAACCTTCTCATGCAGGAGTACGGAATTACAATTGATCGCTGTGACGAAAAATTCCGTTACAGAAGCAAAGGCATTGTTAAAACAGGTAGATATTTCAAAGAAGATGTATTTACCCTGTATGAATCTAACCAGGATGGCTCTTTTGGTACTGGACTTTGGGGCGCAACACCAGAGGAAAAAGAGTACCGTCAGTTCATTCAGCAGCAAAACCGTTCCTTTATTACCATGTCCATGTGGGCTACGCCAGATCCAGTTGCAGTATGGACGAAAGCTTCTGGAATGTTCATCCCGGTTGTACCGAAAGCAAACGGTGGTATCGTGATCGGTACCAAGGCGGGGGAATAACCGGGCATAGTCTCGATAAAAACAGCCAGTCACCATCTGTAGCAAGTGTTTATGATGAATCAACACATAAGTATACAGAAAGCGAGTTGTCTAATATGACTGTATCTCAGTTAAGACAACTTGCTAGTGATAATGGCTATGCCCTAACAGCAACTAATAAGGCTGGAATAATATCAGAGATTTTATCTCAGCAAAGGTAAGGTGATTAAATGGACGAACAGCTTATAGAGGATTTGACAAATTATCTTGAAGATGATGCAGAAACAGCGAGGATGATTCCTCTTTCAGCAGAGAGGGCTATTCGTTCATTTAAGAAGAAAAGGAATTATCCTTCGTCTTACAGTGATGAGAAAATAAATTCCGATATGGAAAACTGCTATGATTGCATATTTGATTTGGCTCTCTTCTTTCTGGTGAAACAGGGAGCTGAGTTTCAAGGATCACATTCCGAATCTTCTGTAAATAGAAATTGGAATTCTGAAACTGAAATCTATGTGAATCATGGTGTTTTTCCATTTATCGGATTCTAAGATGGTGTGTGCGTGATACGTCAATCCTCCCACGTATCGCAGGGGTGCTTCAAATTAGGTGGGTAGAAGCAATATCTTAAAAAATGGGAGTGATGGAAAGGAACAGCGATGGGATGTGAACACGAGTGCGTCAACGAACACCGCTTGAAAGAATTGGAAAGTGCCGTCCATGAGATGAAAGAAAAGCATTCCAAAAGGGATGGAGTTTTTTTTGAGCGTATCAATGCGCTAGAACAGAAAATTGCTTTATACAACAACGATCTGGGACACATCAAAGATACAGTTGACGAAATGAACGACAATTTAAAAGCACTCATGGAAAAACCAGGAAAATTACAGGACAAAATTATTGCTTATGTTATAACTGGCATAATTGGTATTGTTTTAGGTTTTGCCCTTAAAGGCATTTTCCCGGTGTAATATTGATTCCACTAACAGGGAGGACGGTGGAATGGATAATTATAAAGACTTTTCAGAAGATGAAAGAATCTTCTATTTGCGTGAAGCTGGATTTGATTCCAGAGAAAAAGAGTTATTCCGATTGCGTGTTTACGAAGAAAAAACACTTGCAGAAGCTTCAGAAATCATGGGTTACAGCACAAGAACCGTAGACCGCATAAACAGAAAATTAAAGAAGAAAATTATGAAAGTTGCCCCGATGTATTGTCGGGGCTTTTCTTTGTATTAATAGAAAATGGCGTATTTATGGCGTTATCATGGCGTGTTAATCAACCTCTTATTATTGTAAAATATAGTTATAAAAACAAGGGAGGTTTGAGATATGCAGTATGGTAATCCGTATTTTGCGCAACCATTTCAACAAATACAGCCGTATCAAGATAGATTAGCACAATTGCAGAATAGTTATCAGCAGGCAATGCCATACGGACAGGCACAAATTCAACAACCAATGCCACAAGTGCCACAAATCCCCATGTTGCAAGGACAGATGGTAGATGGCATTGATACTGTAAAGGCAAAAGATGTAGATATGTCCGGTAATCCTGTTTATTATCCAAAAACAGATGGAACAGAAATATATAGAAAACAATTACAGGCAGATGGAAGAAGTAGAATTTTTGTTTATCGACTTATAAATCCGGAAGAACAACAGCAACCAAAGGCAGAAGAAAAACCGATTGACATAGAAGCTATGTTTAATCAGCTTCGGAACGATGTTTGTTCTGAGATTTCCGAAATAAAGAGTATGTTCCCGACACAAATGTCTGGAACATCGGAACCCAAGCAGAATGGAGGTAAACAGAGATGATGAATCCAATGCAACTTATGCAGATGATACGTGGTGGAGGGAATCCTCAACAAGCCATAATCAATATGATGAAACAGCAATCTGGAAATAATCCTGTAATTGACAATGCAATTAACATGATGGAAAAAGGTGATAATGCAGGAATTGAAAAACTTGCAAGAAATCTTTGTAAAGAAAGAAATATTAATCCAGACGATATACTGTCGCAGGTTAAGAACCAGTTTGGAATAAAATAAATTCGCTACAATAATTAAAAGAGCCGCGGTCTTTTGATTTTGTATAAATTACAAAAATCAATAAGGAGGTAATCGCTATGATGAATGGTGGATTATCAGCAAGCGATGTCGCTGTATTAAGCGGCTCTAATAACCGTGCCGATGAAGGCTATGGCTTTGGCGGTGGCTGGGCATGGTGGATTATAATATTGCTTATCTTTGGCTGGGGCGGTTTCGGCGGCTTTGGCGGCTGGGGTGGCAATGGTGGAAACGGTACAAATGGTGCAGGTTTCCAAGGATGGGCTACCCGTTCAGATATTAATGAGGAATTCGCCCTTAATGATATTCAGAATGGTATCAGAGGTATTCAGCAGGGTATTTGCGATAGCACATATGCGCTTAACAATACCATGCAGAGTGGTTTCAATGGTGTGAATGTTGGAATGCTTCAAGGTTTCAACGGCGTTCAGCAGGCAATCAATGCTGATACTGTAGCCGGTATGCAGAATACCAACGCATTACAGTCTCAGTTAGCAAACTGTTGCTGCGAAACAAGAGAAGCCATCCAGGGCATCAATTATAACCTTGCCACTAACACTTGTGCTCTCCAGAACACAATGAACAACAACACCAGAGACCTTCTGGAAAACCAGAACAGCAACACAAGAGCAATCCTTGATTATCTTTGCCAGAAAGAGACAGCAGACCTCAGAGCAGAGAATCAGGCACTTAAACTGGCGGCTTCACAGTCCGACCAGAATGCGGTATTACAGGCGGCTATGAACGCAAATACAGCAGAAATCCTCAGACGCACTGCACCGCTTCCAGTTCCGGCATATCCGGCAAGTAATTTGTATGGATATTATGGAAACTGTGGATGTGGGGGAAACAACGGTTGTTGCTGATTTTATCATTGAATTAAATTAAAAATTGAATATGTACCGTTCTTATGATATAATAAAATTATCATAGGAGGAACGGTGCATGGTTAATCAAGATTTAATAGGTCAAAAATTTGGGAAACTTACAGTTGAATCTAGCGCAGGAACCAATAAGTGGAAACATAGGTTATGGGAATGCAAATGCGATTGTGGCAATATTGTGATCGTAGACACATCTAGACTAAGAAATGGTCACACAAAAAGTTGTGGATGTTTACACCCAAAAGCGGAAGATTTGACAGGAAAGCGTTTCGGAAAATTGACCGTAGTAAAGAAAATAGGCAGGAAAAATCGTTCTAATTATTGGAAATGTCATTGTGACTGTGGCAATGATGTCAATTGCTATCAATACAATTTAATGAGGGGAACAAGTACATCTTGCGGATGTTTGCACAGTTATTACTCGAAACAAAGTAGAAACTGTCATGGAGAATCAACCGGAATTTTATATAAAAAATGGTCTTCGATTAAAACAAGATGTACTAACCCAAATGACCCGCACTATAAAGACTATGGTGGACGTGGAATTAAATTGTGTGATGAGTGGCAAGAATATTGGCCGTTTAGAGAATGGGCTTATGCGAATGGATATCAAGAAGACTTAACCATTGAGAGAAAAGACGTAAATGGAAATTATTGTCCCGAAAATTGTTGCTGGATTGCTGGGTTTGAACAAGCCAGCAACAAAAGAAGAAGTGTATTTTTAGAGTACGGTGGGAAAAAGCAAACAATTTCTCAGTGGAGTAGAGAACTTGGAATAGGAAAAGAAACCATTGCGTATAGGGTACATGCCGGATGGAGTGCGGAAGAGTGCTTATTTGGTAAAAAGAACAGAACTGGAAATTCTAGCCCTAGAATGAATATCCCTGACTATTTATCTTAAAAGTAACAAAAGTTGTTGAACTCACCCTTAGAGGTTGACTAAATTCTAAGAGGTGGGTTGCGGCTCACCTCTTATTTTGATTGAGAGGTAGAAATATGAGTTGTAAAAATGTTTGTAAACTCTGTAATCACCTTGTGCTGTCTACTGCAGTTGCATTCACAGGTGGAAATCTTGTGGTTACTATTCCAGAAGGAAGCTACAATAATGGAGAAAAATACTGCATTGTTTTAGCACAGTCTATTCCAAATGCAACCACAATTACTGCCCCAGTGATGATTCAGATAGGAACAGGAACAACATTGTATCCACTAGAGAATCGTTGCTGCGCACAGGTAACAGCATGTGGTGTCAGAACAAGAACAAAATACGCAACCAGAGTAGCCACAAGTGCAACTGGTGGAGTATTCAAGATGTTAGGAAATCCGGCTTGTAGTCCGAGCAACAATTTGAAAGCAATTAATGGTACAGCCCCAACGACAGAAGCACCTGTTACGCAGGCTGTTAGAAAGGGGGCACTGTAATGCATAAAGTTGCAATGGAAATGGGAAAATGGGCTATGGAAAAAGCCAAAACACATGGCTTTGATAATCTCAGTGCTCAAGACTGGGACGATCTGAAAGACTGCATGGAATCCGTAAAGTGCGCGATTTGTGCAGATAAAGATTACAGAATCGTAGAAGCTATGGATGAATGCGAACAGGAAGAAAAGTATCTTGGACGCATGGGATATGACCGTTACCGCTATTCAAATGGGCGTTTCGCTCCAAAAGGTAGGGGAACTAGAAAAGGTTATAGACCATATCTGTACATGGAAGACGATGACTGGATGGACGAGTATTTAAACAATCCAGAATTTGAGCGCAACATGTACCGCATGGGATATCATCCAGACCGTAGTGATATGGAAATGGGTGACATAAATCGGAAGAAATCCAGATATGGCGAGTCCTATGATAGATACGATGAGAACCGTAGGCACTATCACGATTCCAAAGACACGGAATCCAAAAGAAAAATGGATGATTCCATGAAGGAGTACACATCTGACATTATCCGTAATCTTACTGAGATGTGGTCTGATGCAGATGCAACGCTCAGACAGTCAATGAAAACTGACTTGACCAGACTTGTACAGCAGATGAACTAGAGCAATAAATGAATTAAGTCCTTGTCGCAAAATAATGCGGCAGGGGCTTTTTCGTAGAAAGGATGGTGATAAACCATGCTACGACAATTCTACATGAATGGAGATATATGGAGAGTGCAGTTTGTTCCATCACAAGATGATGTTTTAATTGACCGCACAGGAAACAGAACACTTGGAGTATCGGATTATTCCACCCATATTATTTCGATTGCGAACAACCTACATGGAGAACTTTTGAACCGTGTATTTATTCATGAATTAGGGCACTGTGTAATGTTCAGCTATGGTTTACTGCCAGAGCTTCACCGTATGGTTAAGAAACGATATTGGGTGGATGCAGAGGAATTTGTATGCAATATTCTGGCAGACTACAGCCATTTCGTGATTGGCACGGCCAGAGATATTTTGGGAAACAAATTTACATATGTAGCTCCTGTTGGAGCGGAAAGGATGATTGCATGAGAGGATTAGTCCGTCAAAAGCAAAAAGTATATTGGTCACGAATTACTGAAAAAACAAAAGGATTAGACCGCATTAAAGTTTATGAGAAACCAATTTTATACTCTTTTTCCGTATCATCCACAGCCGGAACGCCGGAAGAAATCGCAGCCGGAATAGTGCCGGATTATGACAGGTATATTACAAGCTTTAATCGAAATTTTCATCCACAGGAAGCGGACATATTTTGGATAGACAGAATCCCACAAATAAGCGAGGACGGAAGCCTTATTTTGAATGAAAATGGAGAACTTACAGTATTGCCAGATTACACGCTAAAGAAGATTTTAGACACACAAAAAGGCAATATTGCTAGATACGGAATTTCCAAGAGAGGGAATGAAGATGGGTAAGACGATAAAGTGTACCTTATCGCAGAAATCAATTCGTAATGCAATTAATGAATTAAAGGCATACCAGAAAGATTTACAAAGAAAGAACGAGCTTTTTGTTAAGAGATTGTGCGAAGAGGGATTACAAGTAATTCAGACCACAATGGAATCCATCCCGGACGAAGAGAAAGGTTCATACTACACCGAGATAATCTATAATAAGAACGGTGACATTACAGGTGCATCTGTTAGGCTGTCTGGTGATAAAGTGTTATTCATTGAATTTTCAGCTGGTATCACATATGGTTCAAACAATTACCCTCTGCCATCTGGTTCTGAATACGGAGTAGGTACATACCCCGGACAAACCCATGCGTTTTCACCTTATGGATGGTGGTATACGGACGAAAGAAGTGGAGAAACACGCCATTCATATGGAAATAGAGCGTACATGCCTATGTATCACGCAGAACAAGCCGTTATTATTGCTGTTCGCAAAATTGCCAAAGAGGTATTCTCTTCTTAAAGAAGATACCATAATATACTGAATGATACTAACCAATTATGTTATGATTACAGTGTTAAATTGTAGCATAACATGCAATGCGTTCACCATAAAGGTGGGCGCATTTTTTATTGTGAGGTGACAGATATGCCGGACACAATAGAATCCCCTGTATTGGAAGTTTTTTCAAGGTGGGGAGCGGCTGTTTCTAAGATTACTGGCGCAGACAATTATTCCATGGATGGGAGCGAGACAAATGCTTCTGGCAAAAAAGCATATGCACAGCTTTATATGCTCGGAAATCCAATTACGAGAGGTGACCTTGAAGGGGATGAATGCGCAACAATGCCATCATTTCAAGTAAATTGCTTCACATCTGGGAGTAAAGCATTAACCAGATTGTATGAATTGGACAAGATAAGTCACAAAGCTATGGTGAGCATGGGATTTCGTCGCACATACGGACCGGAGCCTATGTTTTTTGGCGACAGTGGAATCAAAAAGCTTATAAGCCGATACAGCCGGATATATACAGGAAAATTACTTTGAAACCAATGAACGCATAGACGTTCTTTTTTTATGCTTAAAACGAAAGCGAGGTGAGATTATGGATCAGATTTTAAGTTATGTAAAGCCAGAATTACTTATTGTCGTTGTAGTTCTTTATTTTATCGGGGTAATGATTAAAAAATCAGAAAATATTTCTGACAAATTTATTCCAATGATTTTAGGAATCCTTGGTGTATTAATTTGCGGTCTTTATGTTTTTGCAACATCTACAGTTTCCGGTTCACAGGAAGCTGCAATGGCACTGTTTACCGCAATTACACAAGGTGTTATCGTTGCCGGATTAAGCACTTATGTAAATCAGCTTATTAAGCAGTCTGGAAAAGAAGAGTAGAAAGGCGGTGATCCGCTATCTCCCGGCACAGGGTTACGTGCATATTACCGATTTTTTGTTTGAAAAAAATTGCTGACCTTAAAGAGTTAAAGGTAGAAAGGAGAAATAATGAGCCGTTTAACAACATTAGGCGTGACTTTTGGTTATGGAGTTGAAACCGAAAAAGGCGTAAAGCCTACAACTTTTAAGCAACTTGAGCTTGCAAGCTCTATTGGTGGAATTTCACTTGATACAGAGCAGATTGACGTATCAGCATTGGAAGATTATATCACAAAATATGCAGCTGGTAGACAGGATACTGGCGGTACATGGGAAATCGAATTTATCATGGATCCAGATAAATCTGTTAAGCAGATTAAGGAACTTTATAGTGCATCTAAGACAGCAAAAGAAACTGGACTTGCAACATGGTTTGAGGTTGTTTTCCCGGATATGACAGATGCATTCTTTGTTACAGCTGAGTGCGGACGTGAGATTCCACTTCCAGAAGTTGGACAGAATGAAGCTGCAACAATGTCCATTTCCCTTATTATCACAGATTACAAGGGACTTGAAACAAAGGTTGCTCTTACAAAATCAGAATGATGTTTTTAATGGGAGGATTATAAAATGGTAACTTTTAATGTACATGGAAAAGAATATAAGGTTGTATTTGGATACGGACTTCTTACAAAAACAGATGTGCTGGACAAGGTGCAGGGGATTACAGATGGAAAAGAGAGAAGCCTTCAGAAGATGATTTCTCTTCTCCCGGAACTGCTTCTTGCTGGACTTCAAAAGAAGCACAAGGAAGAGTTTGGGTATGAAAGTGATTCTGAAAAAGAAGCTGTTCTTAATAAAGTCTGTGACCTTTTGGATGATTACGAAGATGAAGGAACTGAGGAAAATCCGAAAAGCGGATTTGATTTATACAAACTTCTCGACAAAGAATTGGAGAAAAATGGTTTTTTATCCGGTCTTCTGAATGCAGTAGCAAAAGCACAGGCATTGGAGAAAAATGCAACGAAGATTCCACAGGATCACAAAAAGAAAAATTAACTTTTCGAGAAGTTGTTTACCAAGAGATTCTTCCTTTATACCTCTCTATTGGTGTATCTAAAGAAGAATTTATGGATTCTACGCCAGCTGAATTAAAACCTTATCTAGAAGCTGAAAAGATACGGCAAAAGAGAAGAGACGCTGAACTTTGGCAAGCGGGAATTTATGAAACATCAGCCACATTCACAGGTGTTGCAAATGCTTTAATGGGGAAAAAATCCAAAGCAGAGTATCTGAAAAAACCTTTACTGGAATCAGCAGAGGAAGAAAAGCGTAAACAGGAAGGCATACTTTCCGAAGAAGAAAAGAAAAAACAGAGAAACGCACTTTTGGCAAGCTTGCAACTCATGCAGGCGAACTTTGAGCTTAACCATGAAAAGGGCAGGCAGGATGAATAAGTCTTGTCTGCCCTTTATTTTTTTGTAAAAAAAAGGAGGGATAAATAGAATGGCTGACAATACCATTGATACCCTTGATATACAAATTAGCAGTAGTACAGAAAAAGCAGTACGTGCGCTGACTAATCTTTCAAATAAACTCACAAAAGTTAATTCCGCATTAAGCGGAGTTAATACAAATGGATTACGTAGTTATGCAAGGGAACTTGGAAGGGTTACGTCTGCCTTTAATTCTCTAGGAAATGTCCGTACTTCTGGGCTTGATAGTGCTATTTCAAAATTAAACACACTTAGTAAAATCAACCTTAGCAATCTTCAGAATCAAAAGATTAGTATTGATTTGGATATCAAGGGTGGAGATCAAACACAAAAACTGCAATACGCCATTGATAAAACAGTACGTGATATTAAAATTGATACCTCTTCCATTTCAAAGCAATTAATTGAAGCATTTAACTTAAAAGGCGGTGCTGCTTCAAAAGTTCGTTCTCAAATGAACGAACTTGCAAAGGAAATGGCACAGTCTTTTGACGGAAAAGAAATCTCTGGAAATGTTGGAAGCATTGTTGAAGAAATTGGAAATACGATTCTCAAAAGCGGAAGTGTAGTAAAAGCTAATCTTGGAAGCTACTTAGATGGAGCAGAACAAGAATGGATTGATTTCAATAATTACTTCAAAAACAAGAAAATCTATGTTTCCGATATGCTAAAAGCCGACCTTGGTAAAGGCGAATTTTCTGAGATTCTGAAAAACAATCTGAATAAGGTTGTTACAGATGCAACCAAAGGCATTACACTTGACAAATCCTGGCAAGAATTAGCAGATAGATTCCCAACTCTTGTACCAAGAGATACTATAAATGCAGCAGATCAGCTGATTACCATACTTGAAAATATCAAAAAAGTTAGAGAATCAATAAAGCCAGTATCAATAGAATCGCTTTATGGAGAAAACGCTTCAAAAGCATCGGACAAAGTGTGGGGAATGGCTGTCGATTCCACTCAGCAGCTCGCTGAACAGGTAAAAACAAGACTTAATGACGCATTAAAAGGTACGGACGGTCAGCTCCCTATTGATGTAAAAATCAATACGGATAAGATAACAATGGATATTCAGAAGGCAATCAATAAAGTTGCTGAACTGAAATATAACGCTGTAAAAGTCACTCTGGATGTAGATACTACAGGAATTAAAGATGCAGTTACCGGAAAACTTAAAGAAATTGATGCAGGACAGATGACAAGCATTGCCGATGGAATGAAACAGTTTTCAGATTCTTTAAGAGCCATGGGAAATGTTAATTATAAAGCTTCCGGTTTGAACGCAATCATTAATTCCATTAGCAGATTTAGCCAGGTAGATATTAGTAATTTTAATTCTATGAAACTTGGCGAGATAATCACTCAGTTATCTGGATTATCGGCAATACCGGATGTATCTGCAAGTGTTAATCGTTTTGTTAATTCAATGGCTAGACTAGCCAATTCCGGCGAATATATTGCAAATGTATCGACTGAATTACCTGCATTGGGAAGTAGCTTGAAATTTATCACAGAAAGCTTTATTGGTGTTGATGGAATTTCAGATTCCGTAAATAGGTTTGTTCAGTCAATTGCACAATTGGCAAGTGCTGGCGGTAAAATTTCTCAATCTTCTGGACAACTTGGAACACTAGCAAATGAAGTATTGTCATTCTTCAATGTAATGAAAACCGCACCAAAAATCAACGAAAACACAGTAAGAATGACAGAAGCTTTGGCACAGTTAGCTACTGCAAGTGGGAAAATAAATAAAGCCACAAATTCTCTTACGAATTCATTTTCGAGATTATCAAATGCCGCAAATGGACTTGGAAATGCAGGAAGAAAATTAGCTTCCATGATTGGCTCTGCAAGCTCTGCACTAGCTAATTTTGGAAATACCGCAACTGTAACCACAAGAAAGACTGGCTCATTAACTTCACAGCTTGCTAGTTTATATGCAAAATTTTTTACTGTGACAAGAGGAATTAAAGCACTTTGGAATTCTGTAAAGTCTGCATCTGATTATGTTGAAACATTGAACTATTTCAATTCTGCGTTCGAACAAGTTACAGACGGATTGGACGTGAGCAAGTGGCAGAATGCAGGAGTAAAATCCGCAGAGGAATATGTGGGTTCTTTTGAAAAACGTGCAAAAGAACTGACAAAAAAAATGACTGGATTTGAAGTATCAGATGCAGGTGATCTGACTAGAACAAAAGGCACGAGCCTCGGACTTGATCCGAACCAAACGATGAATTATCAAGCCACCTATGCTCAGATGGCATCATCTATGGGGGCAACAGCAGATGCATCAACTAAGGTTTCACAAGCTTTAACAGAAATCGGGGCAGACCTTGCTTCTGTAAAGAACCTTGAGTTCAACAATGTATGGAATGATATGGCATCCGGAATAGCCGGAATGAGCCGGGCTCTTGACAAGTACGGCATTAATATCCGTGTGGCAAATTTACAACAGGAACTTTATAATCTTGGAATTGACGCTACTGTATCAAGTTTAAGTCAATCGGACAAGGCTATTCTGAGAACTATAACAATCTTGAATAGTTCAAAGTATGCATGGGGTGACCTGGCTAATACGATAAATCAGCCGGCAAACCAATTAAGATTACTGCAATCTAATTTTTCGGCACTTTCAAGAACTATCGGTTCATTATTCATTCCAATTATCTCAAAGATTCTTCCATATATGAACGCCTTTGTTATTGCAATTCAGAGAGCTTTTTCGTGGATTGGAAGACTTTTAGGCATCAAAATGTCCGACTATGTTGCCTCAACAGGAAGTGCCGCAGTTGATATGGGAAGTATTGCAGATAGTACAGAAGATGCAGCTTCCGGGCTTGACAAAACAAATGACAATGCGAAGAAATTACAAAAAAGTCTTTCTGTGCTTTCATTTGATGAATTAAATCAATTAAATGATGCAAAAGTTAGCAATTCTTCCAGTTCTTCCGGAAGTGGAGGCGGTGGGAGTACACACCTTCCAGAATTGGATGCTGCATTAGATAAAGCCCTATCAGAGTATCAAGCTGCATGGGATAAAGCTTTTGAAGAAATGAATAATAAGGCAAATGATACCGCTGATCAGATTGTAGCTGTATTTAAGAAAATTCGTAAAGCAGCTAAACCAACCACAGAATCAATCAAGAAACTGTACAGTGAAGGTCTTAGCAAGCTTGGAAACTTCTCTATTACAGCTCTGAAAGATTTGTGGAATAATTATCTGAAACCAATTGGATTATGGATGTTATCTGATAATTCCGGGCTTCCACGGTTCTTTAATATTACGAATGATTTACTGAATAAAATCAATTGGGGTAAACTGAATAGCTCGCTTTCCAGTTTCTTTACAATGCTTCAAAAGCCAACAAAATTTGTTTGGACTGGTCTCATGGATTTCTATGAGAAATTCTTAGTGCCGGTAGGTACATGGACAATGAATAGTGCAATCCCGGAACTTGTTGACGCATTAACAAATTTCGGAAACAACATTCACTGGAACGAACTTAATTCGGCATTGAAAAACTTCTGGGATGCACTTGCGCCATTTGCACAAAATGTTGGACAGGGAATTGTTGACTTCTTCAAAGATTTGCTCGATGTTGGAGAAAATTTCATCAATACAACGCTTCCTGTAGGCTTGAACTCAATTGCCGATGCAATAAAGAATATCAGCCCGGAAACTGCACAGGCAATTGGAAAAGGACTTGGACAAATCTCCATTGCAATCCTTGGATTCAAAGGATTAACCTTTATTGGTGGAATCATCGGAAAAGACAGCCCATTAGGAAAAGGACTTGCTTTATTGGCAAAACATCCTTATGCAGCAATGGCACTTGGCATCGGTGGAATCGTACTTGCACTTGATAATTTCGGAGTTATTGATGTTGACTGGGAGTGGATTTGGAGTAGCATTGACCGTGTAAAAACCTCAATACAGAATTTTATTGATAAGGTTGATTGGAATGCTATTGGAACTGCTCTTGGAAATTTATGGTCTGCATTCCAACCATTCGCAGAGGGATTTGCAGATGCGTTGATTACCGGACTTGAAGGAATAATTAATATCGGAGCGGACTTAATTAATGGTATTGCAAATGCTATTAATTGGCTGGCTGAAAAATTAAGTGGAGTTGATCCAGAATTTATAAAACAAGTTGGTGCTGCATTCGGAACATTGTTTGCAATCAAAATAGCCAAGGATATTGCCACCAAAATCTTTTCCTTTGCAAGTGGAATCGGTTCATTAGCTTCAAAACTTTTAAATTTCCCACTTGATACCGCATCTTCTCTTCCTACTATCATCGGTGATATTGGTGGAGCAGCGGAAACGGCGGCTACAGGTGGATTATCTTCATTTTCTTCAACGCTTGGTACTATATTTGGAACCGCTGGGATTGTATTTGTCGCAACGGCATTATCCGTTAAACTCGCAAGAGGAATTGCAAGTATTACAGAAGCTGCGCAAGGTGGAAATGGAATTCTATCACAAACAGGTGGTTATCTCCATGATTATACAGGCGAGATGGAAAGTGCTCATAAGATAACGCAAGATCAAGCAGAAGAGCTCTGGAAGTTAATTGAAGCAGATGAAAGTGCCGGAAAATCAAATTCTGAAATGTACGATAGTTTCATTCAGAAACTTGGAGAATTCGGCGTATCAACCGAAGATGCAAAAAAAATTCTCGAGAAATACGGCGCACAGGCGGGTGTATCAACTGGATTTTTGGAAGATATGACTGATAAAGCTGTAGCCCTTGGAGATGGTGTATCTGAATCAGCTGGAAAATTTGACACAACCAAAATCAGTATATCTGATTTGAAAGACGAACTTTATCTTTTAAGTCTTAGCTCTGATCAATTTAGTGGAGACTACTTAACTGCTAAAGATGCTCTTGATAGTGCAATATCTGGAAGAACATATGCTAATACAGAAGAAGCACTAGACGCAGTTTATACGTCATTAAAAAATGCTGGCGTTCCGTTAGATGAATTAGATGAAAAACTCAGAAAAGATTTTCCAGATGCAGTTGTTACAATGGAAACAAGTGCAAAGAATTCTTTCGATGGAATGAATACATCTGTGAAAACAGCAGTGGGAGGTATTACTACCGCTGTTGCAAATGCTTCTAGCTCCGTATCATCCAAGACAAAAACTGGTTTTGGACTTGCTAACACTGCAGTAAGCACTGCAATGGCTGGGATGAAAAAAAGCACAGAAAGCACAATGCCTTCTATTTGGTCGAAGATAAAGAACACGAATGATGATGTTGAAACCAACTCTAAAACAAATTGGAGAAATTCTGCAAGTGCTGTATCGACAGCCCTTGGAACCATGGACACCGATACAAAAGATGTAATGGGTAAGGTTATGACAACCATTCAAAGCTATTGGTCTTCTGTTCTTATTAATACAAACCAGATTTGGGAAAAGGCTTCTGGTAAAGTTGACACGGAAACTGGCAAAATGAAAACTTATACAGAAACCAACTTGTCCGGGATTTCGGATAAAATTAAAAGATTATTTAATGTTAATCTTACATCAATTGGTCGGGAAACTGCTCAATCATTCGCTGACGGCATGAAACAAGTACATTTACCGACTCTGACTTATTATATTTCAGAGTGGAGAAAACATGATCTTGGCGGTGGAAGAACCAGTTCTACACCAGTTTATAAGCCTAATTGGTACGCCAAAGGTGGCCTTTTCAACGGCGCACAGGTAATTGGTATCGGAGAAGCCGGTTCCGAAGCTGTTCTTCCGTTGGAAAACCCACGAACCATGAAGAAGATTGCAGACAGCATTGTTTCCAGTTCGGATGGAAGCATGGGACTTACAAAAGAAGAAATGGCAAAAGCAGTAGCACAAGGAGTTGCAATGGCAATGAGTATGAACAGCGGAAACAAGAATCCGCAGTACATTATGAATAGCATTATTCTGGACGGAAGTGAAATTGCAAAAGCTGTAACAAAAGCCCAGAATGATACGGATAGCCGTTTCAATCCATCCCCGGCATATTGATTTTTGACTGATTGTGTGATATAATTTTCTCAATGAAGAAGTACACACGGTCTTGAATTTTTGAGCCGCTAAGAAGAAATTAATATTTCTCGATTTTGAGGAATTTTTATCTTACTTGGCGGCTCTTTTTTATTTTATCCTGCCTGCATATGCAGTTGCGAAAGAAAGGAGAACATATGGAAATTGTAAGCGTAAGGAATAATCAAGTGTTCACAAGCAGTAAAATAATAGCTGTTGGGACAAACAATAAACATCATTCGATAACCGCTGTTATACAGAAGTATTTGAGCGATTTTGAAGATTTTGGAAAGGTTCGATTTGAAATGGAACCTTTGTCTAGCGGTCAAAAAGAAAAGGTTTACATTTTAAATCAGCAACAAGCTACTCTTCTTATGACTTATTTGAGAAATAGTGAAATTACACGAAATTTTAAGAAAGAACTTGTCAGACAGTTTTATTTAATGCAGCAGTTTATTTTTGAACGACAAAGTAAAAATTGGATTCAAACCAGAGAACAAGGAAAACTCACCAGAAAAGCCGAAACGGATGTTTTGAAAAGTCTTGTTGAATACGCAAAACTACAAGGTTCTGAACATTCCGAAAAAATGTATATTATATATACAAAATTAGCAAATAAAATATGTGGCGTTTCTGGAAGAGATAATGCAACCGCACAACAGTTAAGCAACCTTACTGTTGCGGAAAATATTATTCTTCATTGTATACAGGCTGGTATTGACGAAAACAAGCATTACAAAGACATTTACAAGGACTGCAAAAAGCGTCTGGAAATGTTCAAGGATATTGCTTATTTGGAAGTAGCTTAAATTCTGGGAGGAAAAAAGATGGAAAATTATATTTGTGCTATAATAAGCCCATTTTCAAAATATCAACATTTCGTATATGTCGATCATAGAAACAGGGTTGCGCCCGGATTAATGAAAAAAAGAGGAATCAAAGAGTATATAAATAGAATTGCTGATATCAATAACACAAATTATATTTTGATTGATTGCAATGTAGAATCTCAAGACATTTGTTCTTTTGTGGAAATGCTTGAAGAATTAAAAGGCGCAATGGCAAATGGGAGACACAATGATTACCAGGCAACATATGAGTTTATTCTCGGCACCATGCGTGACATGATGAATAAGAGCAGAAACAAATAATTTTGGTAAAACCAACAGGCTAGACCGATCATCGAAAAGCGGAAATGCCTTGCCGCCTGCCTGTTGATTTACATACAATTCAAGGCACTCTTTTATACGAAAGGCAGGTATTAATCTATGGCAAAGAGTTTTAATTATCGTAAATATTACAAAAAATACTATGGAATTGAGTTTGGAAATGAATTTGATATTCACCATATAGACGCTATTCGAGAAAACAATGATATTAATAATTTGATTTTACTTCCAAAGAGTTTACACCAGCAATATCATTCAAAATTGTATGGCGCAAAAAATACTTGGGAAAAAATCGACATTGCAAGAATATACCAATCATCATATGCTTTTGATGAATTGGAAAAATACTTGAAAGTAGCTGAACAAATGTTTGAATGGTCTGGATTAAAACATACATTGGATAATTTCATTGATTCTGGCATTAAGAACTATGAAATTCGGAATGTAACAGGTATGACAGATTCTTTTCTTCCAAACGGAATTACTTGGAAATAACATAATGTTAAAACCAGTGGGCTAGGGTAGCTCCCGAAAGTCTCACCTCCAAGAGACAAGCTCACTGTTTTTATAAAATTGGAGGGAAAATGAATGGAGGTCATTTTATGTCAGTATTTAGAGTACACAAAACTAAAAACTATACGGTGATGAGCAATCACCATTTGAGAGATAAAAATTTAAGTTTGAAAGCGAAAGGGCTTTTATCAGTAATGTTTTCTTTGCCAGATTCTTGGAATTATTCCATACCAGGTCTATGCTCAATTTTAAAAGAAAATGAAACAGCGGTGAGGTCTACCATAAAAGAATTAAAGGAGACAGGATATCTTATTGTTGATAAGAAAAAGCCTTGTAAAGAAGAGGGCAGATCAAAGTTTGAATATGTTTATAATATTTACGAAACGCCACAGGAAATAGAAGAAAATGAAGATAAACAAGATGCCCCAAATCAAGGTGTAGAAAGCCTATACCTAGAAGCTCCAGACGTAGAACACCACCCTCATAATAAAAGAACTGATATATCAAATACTGATGAATCAATAACTGATATATTTAATACTGATTTTATTAACCCAAAAGAAGAAAAGAAAAATGCATACCACTCTAACGAGTGGTTCAATTCTCAACATATCAAAAATATGTTGACAGAGAAGAACATCCAGTATACTCCAATAGACCGTAAATCTTTTAACTGGTCTGCATTCAAGAACCAGGTTTCAGTACGGATTGAAGAACTAGGATATACGACAAGCCCATATACAACCAACCGCTTCATGGTAGTATCGAAGTATTTCTTCAAGAGGTATGAAGAACGAACCAGAAAACCGCACATAAAAATCAATCAAGACGCTTTGGATAATATCCTGGACAAGTTTGGATTCGGGCCAAATCCAGATTACTTCCAGAATGTTGAGATTGAAACATACATGAAAGTGATTGATGAATACTTTGGCACTTCATTTAGTGAGTACACGGATCACCATTATTCGCATTTCATGTCTGGCTACATACGGAAAAATTTGTTAATGAAAGTTGAGGACAGGGAGGACACACTATGAAAAGAATCAAAGCACTACTGGCAACCATTATCTGTATTTGCGTTATCACAGGGCTAACAGGCTGTGCAGCGAATGACGATTACATGAATGACGTGAAAGGAAATCTTTCTGGTAACAGCTACACAATCTATACATACGACAACTACGGTCAAAAGGTTATGACTACCACTGGGGACAAGATCAACATTGCCGGGAATAAAACCAAATCCAAGGGCTACGATAGTGAGGGTAACGAAACAACAAGCTATGACGTATCTTCCGTTATTACAATTCTGATTGACGGTAAAGAAATTGAAAGCTGTGGTGATACTTGTATTTTTGAGCAAAAAGGATTGAAGCCAGAGGTTGATTTTACCCAGGAGGATATCACTAGCCATTCAACTGGGAAGATTTCAGAGAACACATACATAGCCGGGATTGTGAATTATTATAAAAATTATTTCGGGAAATCCAGGGTTGTAGTAATCAAATCTCAACTTGGACAGCCGATAGCCGCATATTCTGGTGACGAGGTGTTCTGGAAAATCCCGGACGATCTACCTAAAATGACAAAGTTAATGATTGACGGAAAAGCTCTTTATATCCACAGGGCGAACTTCCAGATTATTGACAAAGAATTACTGCGATAAAATAGCCAAATCCGTTTCAAAACCTCTCATCCGATAAAATATAGGCACAAGCCAAGAAAATTGAAATTTGAACAAAGAAATCAACTAATTATGGAGAATTAAAGCATATGAGCCAAATAGGAACAGAACTTCCAACAGAATATTCAGACCGTTTCGATAAATTACGACAGAACAGGGCTGAGGTAAGCTTTTACAAATATGGCACAGCAAAGGATAACTTCGGGGAGAAACTGGTAAACGCCTTGGAATCCCACGATATGTGCATCAAAAAGTATCGTGAGACAGGAAACACAGAATATCTTTGCGATGCAGCTAACTATTTAATGTTTGAATTTATGTATCCGCAGATTCCGGGAACATACTTCAAGGCAACAGACAGCGGAGAGAGTGCCGGGGTTGCCGGAACACCAATCAATCAGCTGAAGGAGAAGTGGTATTGATGGACTTTAAACAGACTTATTTTTCCATCTGGCAAGATATATGGAATCTCCACAAGAAGTATGCCTTTATCTCAAAGGACGATATTCCGCAGTGGGAAAACCTCACCATGGAAGCAAAGCAAATTCACGATAAATACGCTGATTCTATTGGTGCGAAATTTGCCGAAGCTCTTTTGATTGTCGTAACTGCGGAAATTGATAGAAAAGCGAAATAGAGCTTCCAGAATGCGTCCCAAGGTGGTACAATATGGGTATCAATTATTGGGAGGTATGAGTGTATGAAGAAAGTGAAAAAGTTACTATCGGTTCTGGCAGTCATGCTATTGATTGTCTGTATGGCAGTTCCAGTATCTGCGGCAGGGAAGATTAGTAAGAATAAGGCAACGTTACTTACTGGACAAACCTTGAAACTGAAATTGTCTGGAACAAAAGGAAAGACAAAATGGACTTCCAGCAAGAAATCTGTGGCAACGGTAAGTGGTTCTGGGAAAGTAACAGCCAAGAAATCGGGTTCTGCTACAATCACTGCAAAAGTGGGTAAAAAGAAGTATACTTGCAAAGTAACTGTGGAATCTCCAAAACTTAGCAAGAAAAGCCTTACTTTAAAAGTTGGAAAGACAAGTACCATAAAAGTAAAAGGAACTAAGCAGACTGTAAAATGGAAATCATCAAAGAAAAGCGTTGCGACCGTAAAAAATGGAAAAATTACTGCGAAAAAGGCAGGAACCGCCAATATTACAGCAACCATTCTTGGAAAGAAATTTACCTGTAAGGTTACTGTGAAAAAATCTTCTAATGGTGGATTTAGCGGAAATACGAATACATCCAAAAACAATGTAACGTATCACGCAGAAGCAACGCCAAGGGGAGAAGTTATAATTCTTCAAAATAATTACAATTATGCGGTTTCTGTTGATATTAGCTGTGCTTTTTGTTTGAATGGACAAATAGTTTCAGTAAGCAATCAGTATGATACGTGTGTAATTGAGCCAGGGATGAAATATGCTACATTAATGACAAATTATGGAAGTCAATGGGATTCTGTAAAAATTAATCTAAAAACAGAAAACGTATCATATTTTGATTTTAATGCAAAGAATATTACGTATACATCAAATTTGGGAACGGAGGGTGTTGTTTTAACAGTTAAAAATAACGGAAAAAACAATCGTGGAACTCATATGGCAGTTGTATACTATAAAAATAATAGAATAATTGGATGTGACGATGGTTTGTTTGCTAATGTTCAAAGAAAAGGAAGTGTTGATTACTTACAATCATATTTTCCAACTGATTTAAATTATAATACAATAATTCCAGATCGTTATGAAGTATACGTGAATATGTCATATGATGTTTGTGATATGCCAGCGCCAGAATGGTAAATAGGAATTAGGCTAGGGATTTCTACCTAGACTTTTTAACCCTTAAAACTCGCCTACATTCAGATTATTAGGAATAAATGATACCATAGTATACTGAATGATACTTTCGCCGTATGTTATAATATAAAATCATAATAAGCAAATTTTAAAGCGTTTACCTTTCGGGGTAGGCGCTTTTTTCGTGTGTAAAAATACATGAGGGTTAGCATATGGCAGAAGCATTTTTAAAAGTGGATGGGGTAGCAATGCCCTGTCCTTCTTCTTTTACATGGGGATTACAGGATATATCAGCATCAGAATCTGGAAGAACTGACGATACAACCATGCATAAAAACAGAGTTGGACAGAAACGAAAGCTGTCTGTAGGTTGGAATGGCCCAGACTGGGACACTGCTTGCAAAATTATACAGGCAGTAAATCCAGAGTATATACAGGTCACATATCCAGACTTGCTATCTGCAAATAAGCACGAAACCAGAACATTTTATGTTGGTGACAGGGAGTCCCCTTTTAAGTGTTGGTGGATAGGCAATGAGCGCATGGAAGGACTTAGTTTTGATTTTATCGAGAGGTAAGATATGCGAAATTTATCAACGGAATTTAAAGAACAACAGAATAGTGGGAATCGTAACTATCTGAAATATGCAGATTTTACCTTCACGGATGGAAGCACATTATCCATTACCGACAAGGATTTATGGTCTAATGGTTTTAAATTTGAGGATGCAGTATCGCAAAGCGGCTCTTTTGATATCGGCGCAGCTATCGTAAATAAACTGACATTGCAGATCAACAACTTTTCTGGCAAGTACACAGATTACATCTGGGACGGAGCGAGGGTTGTTTGCCATATCGGGCTTGAATTATCCACTGGTATTGAAAAAATCCGTATCTGTACCATGACCGTAACAGATGCACCATATCAGAACACAGCTATTATTAGCCTAACTTGTGAAGATTCTATGCGATTATTTGATCGTGATTATTCTGATAGTAAACTGACATACCCGGCAACCAGATTACAGATCATACAGGATGCTTGTGAGGTGTGCGGAGTAACACTGCAATCAACCAGATTTGATAATGATGACTTGGTAATCCAGAATCGACCAGATGATAGCAGTATTACTTTTCGGCAGGTAATTGCATGGGTGGCACAGATGGGCTGTCAGTGGGCTAGATGCAATGAATACGGTAGGCTTTGTGTTGGATGGTATGAAAAAAATCCCGATAATCCAGTTAATATTACATCCAAAGATACAAGCGGATTTACCCCTTGGTTATACGATCTTGAAATAACAGGAGTAAAAGTAACGGAGTATTCAAGCAATTCATCTGAAAGTAACGCTAAAACATATCAATCAGGGGATGAGGGATACATCATAGATATTAGCGAAAATAAGCTAATACAACCGGGGACTGGACAAACGATTTGCTCAATAATTGCTGAAAGATGTGTTGGATTAAAATTTCGTCCTTTTACAACCAGCGCGCTAACCGATATTGCTTTGGAAGCAGGGGATGCTATTACAATCACTGATAGGAATGGTGAAGAACATAAGAGTTATTTAACTTCTCTTACATTGAACCCGGGAACTTTTGAACAATTAGAATGCAGTGCGAAGAGTGTTTCAAGAAACAAACAGAAGCAATATACCCTTAATCAACAGGCGCAGGCTGAATATAGAAAAAGCTTAAGAGATGAACGTACCGCCAGAGAGAAAGCCCTTGAAGATTTGTCACAACGCCTTGCGGAATCTTCTGGTGTATATACCACTGTTGAAAAACAGGAGGATGGAAGCAATATCTATTATCTTCATAACAAGCCGCAGTTGTCTGATTCTGACATTGTATGGAAAATGACTGCGGAAGCATGGGCTGTATCTACAGACGGTGGACAACATTGGAATGGCGGTATGACTGTTGATGGTGATGTAATTGCCAGAATCCTTACCGCCACAGGTGTTAATGCTGACTGGATTAAGACAGGCGCTTTGGTAGTTCGTGATGGCAATGGAAAAACTATTTTTTCTGCTGACATAACTAATCATCAGCTAATAATGGATGGCTCTTCAATTAGGATTGGTGCATCTCCTTTGGATGGACTGTTAAACAGTATGCAGGGACAGATTGACGGAAATATCAACACTTGGACAGGATCATCCGCACCTACACTGAATAACTACCCGGCTAATGAGTGGCTGGATGATGCCGAAATGAGTAAGCATGTTGGAGATATTTACTATGATGGTAATAGCCATGCTTACCGATTTGTAAATGAGGGTAACGGATATTATTGGAAACAGTTAAAAGATACGGACGTTACAAAGGCACTGAAAGATTCTGAGGACGCATTGTCAGCGGCTAAACAGGCACAGGAAGCGGCGGCACTTGCTAAGAATATGACTTTGCAATTAAGCAATGAATACCAGGGCATTTCTGTTGATTCTAGTGGAAAATACGGTACATTTCCAAGCGGTGTGATTACACATGCTGTAGTAATGTACGGGACACAAGATATTACAGATGATTGTAATTTTATAATCACAAAATCAGATAGTATAACAGGAATCTGGAACAATTCAGCAAAGACATATACGGTAACGGGGTTGTCAGCCGATGATGGTTGGGTAGATGTTAGGGCAACTTATCTTAGTGCTTTGACGGTGACCAAAAGATTTTCCATTTCAAAAATTTATGCGGGAAACGATGGAAAGAACGGTCTTCCGGGTAGAACATATTTTCTTGAAAGCCCATCATATGTTATTAAGCAACGCGCGAATGGCAGTGTAGCCCCGAGCTATATTACTTTGAGTGCTTGGTATCGCGATGGAAACGCGGAAACACGAACAGCATATAAAGGTCGTTTTAAAATCGAAGAATCCGTAGATGGGGAAAATTGGAAAACGGTATATTCTTCTGCGAAAGACGAAACAAGCGTTTCACATAATTTATATACGGTATTATCAACTAAAGCGGGAGGAATTATAACAACGGCTTCTGGAAGGTCAATTGGAATTCCAAGAGATGTAAGTGCCATAAAATGTACCTTATACGCGGCGGGTGGATTTTCACAACCATTAGATTCCCAAAGTATGGCGGTTGTAATTGATGTAGATGCACTTACACATGAAGAAATATTTAACCTCTTAACCAATGATGGCGCAATTAAAGGAATTTATAAAGAGGGAAATCAGCTATATATTTCGTTCACTTACGCCAAGGGTGGCACATTAAAGCTTGGCGGTAAAAATAATGGGTATGGGATATTAGAGGTACTGAACCGCCGTGAAACTGGATGGGCTAGTAAGCTTGATCCTGACGGATTAACCATATTTAAAGATTATGTAAATGAAAATAACTATAAATGCCTTATTTTTGATTCAAGCGGAATTAAGTACGGAGTAACCGATTCAGCAGGATTACTGAATCTAGAAATGCCTCTTTTGGTTAACGATAATGGCACAATGACCATTTTAACAAGTGATATTTATGGTTATTCTGATGATGAAAAAACAGCTTTTCAATTTTTAAGCGGCGAAACAGTAAAATCAGGTTCTATGGTGTTATACGTTAAATCAGATTTTTATAATTCTGCTAATTTTCACGAGTCCGTTACGATGAGTGGTCTGCCGTGGAACTCTAGTGCAAGTGCAGCTGTTGTTTTTGCATCTGATATGAAAACTCTTAATGCGGCTGCTGCATCTTCGATTCGTTACAAATCAATAGGAAACGGAAAAAACATAAAAGAAGATGAACTGGAAGACCTCTACAGAATCAAGGTAATCTGGGCGAAGTACAAAGACGGATATTTATCCGAACAAGATGAACGCTATGGCAAAGAAATGCCGATGTTCATAGCTGAGGACATTGACCGCAGATTTCCATTAGCCGTTGACCATAATGAAAAAGGCAAAGCTGAAAACTGGAATTACCGTATTATAATCCCCTGCATGTTTGCCATGCTGAAAAATGACCATGAGAAAATCCTGGCTCTCCAAGCGGACAACCAGGAACTGCATTCAAAACTGGATGCTTTGTCAACAGAAGTACAGGAATTAAAAGAACTTATCAACAATATTTCACGAAAGGAATGA